GGCCGCAGGACTTGCGGTGTCAGTCTGTAGAGCGACCATAAGACCAGAACAGATTTACTCTGTTAAGGCAGGTGCGGAACCCCGCAAGGGAAAGAAGCAGAAACCTAAATCGTGAGGTTTGGGAATCGCCGTCCGTTTACGGCGGTGAGGATGTCAAGGAAGAATTAAAGGCAATTTATAATGACAGGGTTGTATACGGACTAGCTGATAACAGTAATGTGTATATAGACGCTGTGTCCTTAGGGGAGGTGCTCAGTTGTAGTATTTACTCAAAGCTCATGGAGTCAGATAGACTATGGGTATCAGTAGATGATCTAGCTGTAATTCTAGAGGATAATAATTGCCCTACGGATGATTTCGAGAAGTGGTTGATATCTATCCGCAACATGGATAATAAAACCCACGCATTAACTTACAACAATGGTAAAAAGGTATACTACAGATACGAGGGGCAGGAGCTAGTATTCTCGTTAAACAGTATCATAGCCACTCATTATAATAGTAATATTACTTTTACTAACTGGCGAAATGGGAATAGGTATGAGTATAAGCCTGATGATAGTCGTGTGTGGTGGGTCTCTGCAGATGAAGCTCTTGAGTTGGCCCGTACTATCTCTTCTACGCTGGGCACCTGGCTGGAAGGATGGATCGACCTTATGGGTAAAACCCCGTTTGATCTGTAGGGAATCGCCGTCCGTTTACGGCGGCGAGGATGTCAAGTGGTTTAATAAAGTCTTGACTCTATCCACATAAAGAATAATGGTTAATGGTAGGCTCTTCACTCTATAGCCTGTAATCTAATAAACCATGCCTAACATAAGAACTTACATCTTTAATAGTACCGTAATACGGGTGATCATCAAATGTAAGCACCCCTGGTTTGTAAAGGACGACATACTCAATGTATTAGGCCTCCGTAGCACAGAGGCGTTAAATCCTAAGGAATGCGCTATCTTTACTATTATTGATATTAATGGTGCAAGGGATATAACAGGTATATCCCTGCCTGCTGTATATAGGCTCATCTCTGTGCAGGAGGACGTAAGTAAGACAAATAACCTTGCCCTGTTTCTGCGCCGCGTAGAAAACATGGTGGTAGGGGACATGGTATTATCTGACATCGTGCCTATTTATAAGACCATTAGCTTATCTAGGTATCGGCGTCGCCATTGTCCTTATCTTGAGACTATTTTAATCCTTCTGATTACTATAGTTATATCGAGTTTACTCACGCCGCATAAACATACAATGATACGTGCACTTGATGCTATATTGTTTGGAGATACGGTAGAGGCCCACAATTACAAATAGAGCCCCGCGCGTTGCAAGACTAATTGTATAGCCAGACAACGCGCGTGAGTGTGTTAACTTATTGAGATATAAATATGGCTAAGAATGAAATCTCAGAGCAACTTAAGCTTGCTCGAAAGCTGGATAATGAGCTTAGAGCAAAGTGCCCTAATTATATGGGGGGCCTCGGCTCTACTAGTTCTATCGAGCCTACTACTTTTATACCCAGTGGTATATTCTCATTGGACTATGTATTAGGAGGTGGGTGGCCCGCAGGTAAGATAGTAGAGATTGCAGGTGAGACTAGTGTAGGTAAGACCACACTTATGAAACAGTGCGTTAGTCTATTACAGGCTAAGGGATACATGGCAGCGTGGTTAGATCACGAGAAGTCATTCGAGGTTGGTTATGCTCGGATGATGGGTATGAAGATGGACCAGATAGCCATGTTCCGCCCCGATACAGGAGAGGAGGGTATGGATAGTCTTATTACTCTATTAGACAGTGGTATAGTCAAGATAGTCGTTATTGATTCAGTAGCGAATATGATAGGGGCTGTTGAGATGGAGAAGGGCTCTGCTGATGCTACTGTTGCTCAATTGGCCCGTCTGCTTAGTAAGAAGTTACCTCAAGTAGTCAATGCTGCTAGTAAGACTGGCGCTACCGTAGTGTTGATTAATCAGTATCGCACTAAGGTAGGTAGTTATGGGGCCCCCGTCGGCTCCACTGGTGGTAAGGCTCTGGCCTATAATGCTGCTATACAATTGCGGCTAGGACGAGGAGATCTCCTTAAACAGCGGGGCGTTATAACTGGCATGACTATTACAGTCAAGAACACTAAGAATAGAGTAGCTATCCCCTTTCGTGAGGCAGAGTTAGATTTACTATTACCCTATACAGGCCCCAATGGGGATCTACTGGCGGGCGTGGATCTAGTAGGCGACATTGTACGTCAGGCTGTTAAAACTGGTATAGTTACTCGTAATGGGGCCTTCTATACCTTACCTGATGGTTCTAAGTTCCAGGGCCTAGCAGCAGTTCGTGCTGGTATTAACCAGAGTATGCTAGATTCTATTTACAGTCAGTTGTCAGAGTATGATAAACAAGACAACGCAGCAGGTGATGACACCGAAGAAACAACTAACGACGAGCATGTATGACAAACAAGACAACACAACCTCAGTATAAGGTGACACCACCGAATCAGAAACAATTAGCGAATATGACGCTATCGGAGTTGACAAGCAGTATAGCTAGTCTCAAGCAGGCCCTGCAAGTTATCAGTGAGTATATGAATAAGCATCTTAAGGATGCGGGCTATACGCCCCAGCAATCTAGGAATGACATTTTCTATAGTGCCCCGCGCCATTATACTGATGGGCACGGCGATGTAGGCAGTGATATTGATGCAGGGATTAACAATAATTATACTCCTACTAGTGCTCCATCTTTATTTGAAGGACGACTAGCTATCGTAGATAGCACACTAGAAGACGAGTTCAGTAGAGGGGGAGACCTGTCTACTGAGGAGTTTGTAGAAGAGCAAGAACGGCTCAATCTATTAAATAACATAAGAAGAAACCAGCAACAATAATATGCAAATCAACGTTATACACACAGATGGTACTCGTACCCCCTATGATGCCAATCGCGCTATCGAGGTAATTAACTGGGCCTGCGAGGGCCTAGAGGTAGACCCCGATAAGTTATCTCGGCGACTTAGTCGTCGCTTCAATGAAGATACCACTACAGAAGCTATACAGAATGGTCTGATTAGATCAGCAGCTGAATTAGCCGATTTGCATTACCCTGATTGGCTGAAGGTCAGTGGTCGTCTTCGTATGTGGGATTGGCGGCGTAAGGTTAAGGCCCGCCGCGGCTATCTCTATGGTAATTATCCAGTGGCCTTCGAGTACCTGAGGTCTGAGGGCCTCTATGAAGGATACCTAATAAAGAAGTTCTTAGACACGTATAGTACTGATGACATTGCTGAAGCCGGCACCTGGATAGACCCAGAGCGCGATATGCGCTTTGATATAAGCGGTGCTGATCTACTCACAGCGCGCTATCTACTAGAGGGAGAGTTACTACAGGAGATGTGGCTAACACAGGCACTACTCCTCAGTATGCTGGAGCCCGCCCACGAGCGTATGGCCTTTGCTCATAAGACCTATGACCTACTCAGCCTCGGTAAGATCAGCCTGGCCACTCCTCTTATGAGTAATCTGCGTCAGGCCGATGGTAGCCTCAGTAGCTGTCATATTATCGATATCGATGATAGTCGCGAGAGTATCTTCGATAATATCTCTCAGTTAGCAGCTATGAGTGCTAATGGAGGTGGGGTAGGCGTACGCATTAGTAAGGTGCGGGCCCGCGGTAGTCGCATTCGTAAGAAGAAGGGCGCCAGTGGTGGTGTATGCCCTTGGATTAAGATTATCAATGCTACCATCGTCGCTACTAACCAACGTGGCGTACGCGCAGGGGCCTGTACCGTAGGTATAGACGTATGGCATGCTGATCTCCTTGAGTACATGGATCTGCGGGGTGATGCTGGTAGTGAGCATACGAAGGCTCGTGATATCCTGCTGCAATTCATTATCTCTGATGAGTTCATGCGTCGTGTAATTCTAGATAAGGACTGGTACCTAGTGTGCCCTACTGAAATCGAGAATGTATTTGGATATCAATTAGCCGATATGTACGGCGATGAATTTACCAATGCCTATCACGCCATCGAAGCATATATCAACTCCTCTGCCCCTCCGCTCGACGTAGTTAAGAGGGTCAGCGCTAAGGCTATATGGAAGAAGATGCTGATGCTCCTACTTGAGACAGGCACTCCTTACGTGGCTTTTAAAGACCGCATTAATGCTCTTAATCCTAATAAGCATGAGGGTATTATCGGTGGAGTAAATCTATGCGTAGCCCCTGAGACACTTCTTATGACTGACAGAGGCCACCTACCTATCGCTACCCTAGCGGGGCAGGTAGTCAACGCTTGGAACGGTACTGAGTGGAGTGAGGTAACGGTACGCCAGACAGGGGAGAATCAGCCCCTTCTACAAGTTCACTTCAGTAATGGAGAGACGCTCGACTGTACCTACTACCATAAGTTTCACGTACAGCGTCGTAATGGGGTAGATATTGTCGAGGCCCGCGATCTCGAGATAGGTGATAAGCTTATTAATTTCGATTTGCCAGTTCTATCCTCTGATAACGATGTTGACCTCCTTATTAAGGTAGCGTATTGCCCTGTTCCCATTAATGGTTATACTATTCAGACCCGATTAGAGTGGTTGGCTAGGCTGCTTGATTCTAATGGTACTTATAATAGCTTCCAAACCTTCAAAATAACGCATACCAGTAAGCCCTTCCTATTACAAGTGCGGCTCATGCTACAGACGCTTGGAGTGGACTCTAAGGTTTTCCCCCGGTATAAAGCAGGGCTTCGGGCGTATCGTCAGGAGAAGTTCTGCCTATTAATTGATAAGTATGGAGTATATCAGTTATCCCAACTAGGCCTACGAACTAATCGCCTTCAGTGGATGGCTAAAAAACCTAAGTATGACAATACTGATCACATTACTATCAAGAAGGTAGAACTCACTGGTCGTCGTGATAATACGTACTGCGCTCACGAACCTAAGCGTAACCTGCTCATGTTCAATGGAGTGCTTACAGGCAATTGCGTCGAGTCATATAGTTTATTCAATAGCAGCTACTCACATTGCTGTATGCTTCTGTCGTTAGTACTACCTCGTATTGCTGACGATGAGATGGCTGATGTTAGCCGTATGGCTGTTCGTCTATTAGATGCCGCGTGTGATCTTACTACTAGCCCTACTCCTGAGGCTCGCGCTCATGTGAGCCGCTATCGTACCATAGGCGTAGGTGTCATGGGGCTGGCTGACTGGTTAGCCATTAGGCACCTTAAGTATCAGGATCTCGATGTCATAGAGAAACTATTCGAAGACATCTGCTTCTATACTACCCAGGCTAGTGTAGAACTAGCAGAGGAGCGGGGGGCCTACCCTGCATTCCCTGGTAGTGAGTGGAGTAAGGGCCTTATCCTGGGTGGTCGTGATAAGGAGTGGGTGAGAGATAATAGCACCGACCCCGAGAGATGGTATGCCCTCATGGAGCGTTTAGTCGTATCGGGTATTCGTAATTCTCACATCCTGGCTACTGCTCCTAACTCCAGCACCTCGTTGGTACAGGGCACCACAGCCTCCTTCTTACCTGTCTTCTCTCGTCTTACCATTGATAAGAATGGGGCCGGTATTAATACCATAGTCCCACTCTATATCAAGGAAGCATTTCACTTTTATCAAGAGAGCCGCTATACTCATCCCAGTGTCGTAGTCTCTGCTGCAGCAACTATTCAGAAATGGGTAGATACTGGTCTTAGCACTGAGTTGTTATTCAATTTCAATGAACATGCCTATGGCCTCGACTGCGTAATCACTGCTAAAGATCTAAATGATGTCTATATGCAGGCGTGGCGTGAGGGTCTCAAGACGGTATATTACGTGCGGAGTATGTGGCAGGATAAGGTAACTGAGAAGAGTGAGTGCCATTCCTGCGCTAGTTAAACTAGGAGAAGAATCGATGGATACAAAGGATACAAATTTACTAACACTTGAGCAAGAATTACGGCTGCGCGCTACGTCAGATACTATTGATAAGATGTCGCTAGAGCAGGCCCGTCATATGCTCAAGGATGTGGTGAAGCAAGCAATGCTTAGAGATAATCTATACGCGGCTATCATCAAGAAGAATTGGGGTCTAGAGCCAACGACCCCGCCTAATCACTAACACCTACTTGGGGGCCCCGCCCCCTTTTTTATTTGGAGATATATGGATAATCAACTCGTACGTAACGTCTTTAATATGGTCGCCGGTAAGGTAGTCACTACTGATGTCGCTATCGGCCTACTCGGTGCAGAGGCTAATTGTTATGTCACTACTCTCATTAACTCAGTAGCAGCCGGAAATAAGACACCTGAACTAGCTACTACAGCCTTCTATGACAGACTAGAGCATAAGACTCTACTAGATGTTGTACGTGGTACCCGTCGTAATGTGCCCCTTCAGTTAGCTCTATTGCGTGATATTCTACTAACTATCGAGTTACCAGAGCCCCCCGAATTCGAGTTTAATATCCTCAGTCTAGATGACTTTCAGGCTCTCCGTACCCTAGTTTATAAGGCCCTCCCTCGTACAGTAGGTGACCCGGATGGGCAGAAGGCCTATGCTAAGTTTACTAAGTTAATGGGCCTTGCTACTACTGAGGTACTCGAGTTACCTGATTATGACGATGAGGAGGAGGAGCTCGATGATGAGCTTCAAGAACTAGCCGCTGAGTTCGTGGAGGAGTTGGGCTTAATCACGAATGTAGAATCTAAGGCACCCCAAGACTAATGCACGCTTATATTGATGAGATACGCGCCCTCCGCCCTCTCGGCAATACAATAGAGCTGGCTATAATTAAGCATCGCCAGGTGATAGTACAACGCGGACTGTTTGCAGTCGGTAGTCTATGTGTTTATGTGGCCCCTGGCTCTATTCTACGGAATGGGCTAGGGCCCTATAAACCCGGCTATAGAGTTAAGATACGTAGTTACAATGGCTATACTAGCCAGGGGTTAATATTACAGACCCCTCTTAATTTCACTAATTATCAATTAGGACACGATGTCAGTCAGGAACTAGCTATTGATTATCCTACTACGACTCTGCCTGCTATTATACCTGCCCCGCGTCTTACCGAGTGCAGTGATTATAGTAAGGCGCGGGCCCTGGGTATGTATAGTTGGTATGAGTTACCCCCCGGGCAAGACTGCGCTCTATACGTCATAGATGGTGTATTTGGTTCTGGCCCCATAAGTGTTGATTATGATACCACGACTATATCAGCGTGTATGCGCGCATGGGGCGGAGATCTAGTAGTATGGGGTAGATACAGTGGTATATTCTTAATATATGATCTATATTTTATAGATCAGCAGCGTTATGCCACTCTAGAAGAGATAGAAGATTTCCTACTAGAAGTGCCCCTCCAGAGTTTATTAATTGAGAGACATGCCTCGTTACCTCTAACTGCTGATACTCTTCGTATACTGTGCTCTACTGCCAATACTACCGTACCTAGCAGTCACGTATTGTTGAAAGCAGAGGGGCCCGAGCCATATCAATTTGTGGTTAAGCCACGTTAAATTAATGCAAGTACATCTCCCCCCTATCTTTAATCCCAATGGTGACGATAGCCCCCAGAAGCGTAGATTATTTGGTGGTAATCCTACTAATATCATTAATCTAAAGGATGTCAGATACAAATGGGCCAGTCATCTCTTTACAGAGATGAGAGCCAATATATGGATTCCTCAAGCCACTGATCTCACGCCTGATATTAATAACTATGTCACGATGCCCCCCAATATGAGGCGGGCCTTCGATGGTATGTTATCCTATCTCACTTTCTTGGATAGTCTACAGACCTGCGTATTACCGCTACTTATGCCTGTTATTACTGCACCTGAGGTTAGAATATGTATGGGCGAGCAGTTATCACAGGAACAGGTACATTCTCAGTCATACGCGTATATTATCGAGACTGTAATCCCCACGGATAAGCGAGATTATATCTACGAGTTATGGCGGGAGGATCCTGTGTTACTGAGGCGCTGTGAGTATATCCAGAATCTCTATGATAGGTATATTCATGAGATGACTATGGAGAATTATACTATCAGTATGGTAAGTGACTTCTTACTCGAGGGTATATACTTCTTTCCTGGCTTCCGCTTATTCTACGCTATAGCTAATGAGCGTTATATGTCCGCTACAGCTGATATCATTAAGCTCATCGAGCGTGATGAACAGACCCACCTTAAATTAATCGCTAATATAATTCGTACCGGCCTAGCTGAGGGTACACTCATGTGGGATACGGATGAGATTATGGATTTATTCCATAAGGCCGCCGAGTATGAGATTGAATGGGGCCTCCATATCGGACTTGGTGTGAATGGTATTAGTGCTACTACTATCGAACAATATGCTAAGTATCTATGTAATATTAGAGCCCGCGCAATAGGCTTACCTACTGTATTCGAGGGGCGCCAGTATAGCCGCAATCCCTACGCCCACCTCGATAGATTCGCTGCTACTACTGGTGAAGACTCTATCACTCGAGATAACTTCTTTGAGAGTGGTGTTATGTACCGTAACCCCGCTAAGGTAGTAGACGGTTGGGATTCTATCTAAACAACAGTTAATCAATTACACCGCCCCTCTAACGGAGGGGCTTTATTGTATGGAATTATGTAAGGATCTATACACTGTTAACACTAATGTGAGTCTAGTTAATTATCAGCTCCCTACCGATGAGGTAGGTGCGCGCCTCCTAATGGAGGTATTGACCTCCCGCATGTATACTAATAAGCTAACGGCTGTCATACGTGAGATATTCACTAATGCTGTCGATGCTAATGTAGAGGCGGGGCGCCCTAACCATCCCGTTGACATTACATTACCAGTTATAATTCCCCTAGAGCCGCAGTCTAACCAGCTCATCATTCGTGATTACGGCATCGGTATTAGTCCTGAACGTGCGCCGGGCTTCTTTACATTCATGACTAGCACTAAGCGAGATGATAATATTCAGTGCGGTGGATACGGCCTGGGTAGTAAGAGCCCCTATGCTATCGCTAGTCAATTTACAGTCACGACTATCCATGATGGTATAGAGTATATCTATGCCTGTTCTCTCAATAATGGCATGCCTACTGCTGCTTTATTAAATAGTCGGCCCTCCAGTGACAGCAGTGGCACGCGTGTGGCCATTCCTATCGTAGAACAACATCACCGTCGTCGGTGTTATAATGAGGTTATGAATATAGTGATGTGGTCCCGCGCCCTTACTAATATCTATAATCCTGAGGATACGGGAGGTGAGACTACTCGTCGCTTATTGGATTATCGTAATGATTATGACTACGAATATGGCGCGCCCGGCCCCTTTATTAGTGAGGACTTTTCTAAACGTAGATACACACTGCTGTGCTTTACTATCGGCGGTATACCTTACACTATTTCAGATAGTAAGGTATTTGATACTATTACTACCTATCTAAAAGAACAGGGGTACTCCATAAGAAATCTCTACAATATAGATCCTAATTGGGAGCAGGCAAACAGTGTTGTTGATTCTATCGTCATTCCAGTACCCATAGGTTATCTAGAGCTGCCCCCACAACGCGAGACCCTCGCGTGGTCAGAGTCTAATATTGAGAAGCTGAAAGAGTTATCTCTTAATGCTATCAAAAGTCTAGTTGACAGAAGACAGGCAGAAATAGAAGCGTGTGATTCGTTAACCAAAGCAACTGGTGTCATAGACAAGTGGTGTCTGGGTGATAAGTACTTTAAATGGAGGGGTACACGCTACTGTAATGTTATAACTAACGTTATGGATGAACCAGCAGGGCCAGTTGATAATAATATACTACCTATTAACCTTATAGTAAAGAGTAGTAGAAATCTGCGGTTAATAGGTTGTTCTGAAGACATGAACACAAAGAAATGGTATAGTACGTATCGTGTGCTGCGTAATATAAACCGCTATAATTCGCGAGTGCCAAGTAGCCTAAATGCTAATACTTGTGTTGTCTGTAAAACAGCTAATGTTGTAGAAGCTTATGCGTATAGCATTACTCTGGAAGATATAGAGAAGGTGGCACTAGTTGTTACTCGAGGGCACTATAATGCTAGAAGTATTCGCACTACTACTGGTATACCAAATTATACACCTATCTTATGGATAGACGTAACTGAGTGTGAGGATTGGGCTGATATATTATCTAATACAGACTTAGAAGAGCGGGCCCACACCACGTGGCCCTATATCCGCTTCTTCCGGAGTGTAACAGGCCTAATTAAACCTATTAAATCTTTAAAACTAAAAGAGCAGGAACAAGAACAGGAACAGGAGAAACAGGAAAGCGATCCTTTACGACTAAGCGGCCTGCGTGGTATTCGCATAGTTAATAAAACGTATACCTATCGTTATGGTAAGGATATATACGATCACTTGTCTGTAGTCAACTATCATGATCTACCAACTAAGGCAGTGTATTGTGTTAGCCATCGACATTGTGGTGTATATCCTTACTGGAATTATGCTGATGGTAGTAGTGATCTATATTATCTGACACCTAGACAGGCTGAGATTATTGCCGTTCATTATCCCGAGTGGCGCGATATACACACGTGGGCTAAGGATAAACACGACGAACTAGCTGCAAAATATGGGGCTGATAACCTATATCTAGCGCGCACTACTAACTGGCCACTATCTGATATCCAGACATTTATAAGAACTTATCCCTATCCTGAACACTTCAATAAGAATGTCCGGGCTCTAATAGATGATGGCTACTGGATGTTTATGCATGAATCAATAGGCAATGGCTTAATAGCTGCAGATAGTGATGCAATAAAGAGACTTTATGAATTTACTGGCAATAGATGTATAGTATGGCTTAAATGTCTACTAGGTGATTATTACGATGCCTGCGCATTCCTAGAGTACGCTAAAAGCCAAGTAGTAGATACTATAATGCCCTTAATTAGTGCTTACTACAAGGTGCAGGGCAATAGCTTGGGAGGGCCTAGTCCGTTGGACCAAGTTGTTGCCTAACTCAATATAAACTAAGTGGAGATTCCTAATGTTTAAATATGTACAGTTGAGTGATAGTCTATCCTTTTTTGATGGGGATAGCGTTATTACTATCGACAAACCTAACTATCCGACACTCTTTAACCAGTTATCTGATGCACTAGCGCGCAATACTGCCTTTGAATTTGATAGCCACCCACTACAAAGCGCTACTGACCATAGTGTTGTGTGGCGAGATAACGCGTATTACTTCAAGGGTATGCGCCTAACAGCAAGTATGAGTCAACGCCTTAGTCAGCTCATTGACCAAGGGTACGACTATACCCCTATCCTTAATTTTCTGACTAAGTTGCAATCAGTCAACCAGAAGATTACCGCAGATCTACAACATCTAGTGGCTAGTAAGGAGGTAGCCCTTACCTACGACGGTAACATCGTGCTTTATAAGCGCGCGTCCTGGAATAATAATGGCCAGTGGCATAGTGTAGTGACGCCTGGTACTGTGGTTACACAGAATGACGAACCTCTACGTCTAGGTAGTCTGGACTGGATTATTTCGCTGTGCCCAGATCAGGGTGTTATGTCCGACGTGGAAGTACAGCCTCAGCACGTACTGTCGATTGACTACGGTACAGTGAAGGTGTCAGAATATCGCTTCCTCAGTTATGTCGAAGAGGGATACCGTGAAGTGGATAAGATCCACTTAGTTCATACTCTAACTAACTCACTGGGCAATGAAATCCTGGTACGCTTACCCTACACAGAGGATAACTTACAGCACTACCTGATGCAAATGATTCACAATCGTGTCTCTGTCGCAGAACCTGTAGTGCGTGAGTTCCAGAGCGTAGGCGTGAGTTGTTAGTCCTACACTTAGGGGCCTGCTGCATGACTTGATAGTGGTTGTCTTGAAACCATTATCATGCGAAGAAACAACGCAGGCCCCGTCTTCCGTACGCATACTCTCATTCGCCCAGCTACAGAAAACCAGCGCGCATTTGTTAAGAACATCAAGCGCAATACAATAACCATAGCCGATGGGGTGCCAGGATGCGGTAAGACGCTACTTGCACTTCATACTGCTATTACTATGATTAATGCGCCTGAGAATGGGCTAGAGAGAATTATATACGTACGTCCTAATGTTGGTGTTAAGGATGAGCGTGATGTCGGTTATCTCAAGGGCTCTCTACTAGAGAAGATATGGCCCCTCGCAGCGCCTGTGCTGGATAATCTAATAACCTTCATGAGTGAAGGGGATGCTAAGGCCGCTATCGAGAATGAGCATATTATTCCTACAGTAGTTAGCCTCATTCGGGGCCGCTCCTTTCGGAACTCGCTAATCATAGTAGATGAGGCCCAGAACATATCTATCAATGGGCTCAAGGCAGTATTAACTCGTGTTGCTGAGAACAGTAAGGTAGTAGTAATAGGCGATTTGGGACAGGCTGATTTAGGAGAGCTTAGCGCACCTAATGGTCTAGCTGATGCGCTACGTAGATTTGTGGGTCTTGATGACGTAGCTATAACACGCTTCGAACCAGAGGATATTCAACGTCATCGTATCATTCAGCACGTCCTATCGCGTTATTAACTATGCCTCGCATTTCTGATACTGCTCTTGCATTCTACCTAGCATTAATTTGTGCTTCATGCTCTTTATTTCTTGCTGTTTTTAGTACTTATCGCCCTATTAGCCCAGAGCAGGCACAGAGTATCGAGATGGCGATGAACATATTTCGTGATCTCGCCGCAGCCTCCATGGGAGCCTTCGGTATGGGTAAACACCGAGATAGTTCACACTAGATATAATCCTTATTCTTACTTATTACCTGACCTGTCTAGACAGGTCTTTTTTATGAAAACATTCGTTACCGCAGACCGTTATCTCCCTACTAAGAATAATAGTCGGGATGGTGGGTATGATCTTAAGGCCCGCGTCACAGAAGAGCATAAGTTCGTAGCTGAGAGTCTCCTGAAGAACCTATCATTACAGAAAGTATTGTTAGAGTCTGAGTGTAATCTATTCGTTAATGGGAGTCTCGTAGAGCATGACCATATAAAAGATACACTAGAGACATGCATACTCGATGAGAAGGGCTTCTATGTCCTGCTGCCAGGTCAATCTGTCCCTGTCCATACAGGCTTCTATGTGACCTCGCCTGGTTTACCTGAAGAAACTCAGGATAAGTTAGTGGAGATGGGTATAGGTCGCCTAGTGCGTATTGGTCGTATCCAGCCCCGCTCAGGATTAGCTAAGCATGGTATTAGTGTAGCTAATACGCCGGGCCTCGATGATATGGAGACATACGTAGGGGAGATCCTAGTGCTACTAGAGAATAGAGGTTACGATGTGCACCTATTCGGTGATGGGGCCCGTATTGCCCAATTCACATTCGAACTGGTAGCCGATATGGGGGACTTATCTAATTATCTCGTACGAGATGAAGTTGACTTAGGTGCTACTGCGCGGGGCCCCCGCGGCTTCGGCTCGAGTGGTGTATGAGAGTTAATACTGATCTAATTGACCTAGAGTATATCACTACTCGAGAGGAGCTAGATGCACTACTACTAGAACTAGAGGGCCGCCCTCTACTCGCTATGGATTATGAAACCTATGCAGATGTAGAAACGTGGGGGCCCCAAGCTAGTGCACTGGATCCCCATACGTTAGTAGCCCGCCTGCTACAAATTAACTGGCCTGGTAATGCAATACCGTATGTGGTTGATCTCCGCGCCCTAGACTGGCCCACTGAGATACGGGACATATGGCTTGATAGTAGTGTCAGGAAGGTCTGCTTCAACGCACGCTTCGAAGCCTTAGTAACGCAAGCTACGTGGGGCGTATGGCCTGATAATATATACTGCGCTATGGTGCTATTTCAGCAAATAGGCGCTGCTACTGGATTCAAAGCGGGTCGTACTAGAGGCTATTCTTATGGTAGTCTAGTACGCGATATACTAGATACTCCTCTGAATAAGGAGCTCGCTAGTAGTGATTGGTCAGGTGAGTTAACACCCGCTCAATTACAGTACGCCGCTCTAGATGTGGGGGCCCCTCGTAATTCTAATTACACTAGCCTCCTGCTAGAGGCCTATGCTCTACTACGCAATGAACTACTCTATACCTATGAGATGCCCCAAGTAGAAGAGATAGACCAGGCTGCCTTTATGGAGATAGCGCGCATGGAATGGAATGGATTGCCCATTAACATGAATGTCATGCGCAGCTTTCTGAGTACAGCTCAATCAGAGCTAGATAATTATAAGCTGCGTATGAGTGCTCACTTCGACTTCAGCGTAGATCAAGTAGTCGATTGGAACTCGGGGGCCCCTCAGGTGACTCTAGTAGTACCTGATAAGATAACGGCCCTATTGAACAACCCCACTGCCCTAGTGAGTCGTATCCAGAAACTCCTACCCGTTGAGCTAGATAACCTGCAGCAGAAGACACTAGAAACAGTGCTGCGAGAACTAGATAGTGAGGATGACGAGGATGGCGCTACTAGTGAAGAGGGGATACGCGACCTGGGTATTCAGGTTATATCAGATCTACTGCGATATAAGAAGCTGACTAAGATGGTTAGTACTAACTGGGCGGCCCTGATTAACCCGCGTACAGGTAATGTCCACGCCCGTTACCAGACCATCGGCACTAGTACAGGCCGTATGAGTAGTTCTAGTAGTGGAGATACTAATAAATTCAATGCACAACAGATTAGTAATGTTGAGCTGATGGTAAATATAGAGGAGGATAGATTGTTTGAGGACAATTAGTAGTAAACGATTACGGCGTATACTAACCAACCGGTATCCCTCTGAGAGGGATACGGCATTATTATATGATGTTAATACTGGTAAGGTTAGAGTAATAGACCTCAGTCAATATAGACAACATGACGAAAATAAAGATGAATAGTCGCTTTGCTCTACAGGCCCCACCAGGCTATGCATGGGTAAGCGTAGACTTCTCGAGTCAAGAGTTAAGATTGGCGGGGGCCTTCAGTAAGGATTCTGCTATTACAGAGATTTACGTACTCGAAGATGAGTACCATAGAGGTATACGACCCCTCCCCCTATCGCCTGAGGGTCTAGCCTATACTGACCCCAAGGTAGATCAGCACCTAGTCGCCAGTACGTTCCTGAATAAGGATATAGAGCGGCGCATGGTAAACGAGCCCTGGACTGTGAGTGCAGATGATCCTGTCATCTCACCCTGGCGAAAGAAGGGTAAGATTATGAACTTCAAGGTGATATATGGTGGTAGCGCTAGTAGTTTAGCAGCAGACCTCAATTGTGATGACAAGGAGGCAGGGCGTCTACTCAAGCAATACTTCACAGGTTTCCATGGCCTCTATACCTGGATTGAGGTTACGGGGAGCCTATGTTCTCGTACTCGATGGGTTCGTAGCGCTATGGGCCGCTTCATCAATGTCAATGAGGATAATGCTAAGGGTATAGCTGGTAAGAGTACTACGCGGCGAAAGGCAGTTAATTCTGTTATCCAGAGCTCAGGTAGTGAGATGCTGAAGATCTCGCTACCGCGAGTAAGACATGCCATAGAAACTATAGATGCAGGAGAACGGCGGGCTAGTATTATCAACGCTACTCACGATGAAATCAATCTACTAGTGCCGGGCTATGTGGCATGGCAAGTAGTTAACTCTCGAGTAGTACCTATCTTGGATCAGGACTACTATACTGGTCGGCAGCTCGATGAGTTTATGCTGGCACAACGTTATGCCGCTGCTGCATTATATGAGATGGAGAGCGCAGGTAACTATATACTTAAGGATGTGCTGGGCTCCGATATACCATGCCGGGCTAAGCCAAATATACACCGCTATTGGTCACATTAATGGATAAACTATTACGATTACTGAGGCTATATAACCCCATGAAGGCCATCGAGGCTTCATTAAGTAACTTCCCACTAACAGACGATTTTGCTCAGCAGGTAGCTATTAATGATAGGACTTATCTGGATATCGTAGGTGATACCGGTATCGGTGAGTTTCGTTACGAATGGGTACAGTTTAACTTAATGAGTCATGCGGATATGTTGGTTATGTCTGACCATATGGCCCTAGAGTTAGACTTTGGCTATCTCTATGCCTATATAAAACATGACCTAAATGATGTAGCTATAGTCTTAGAGTACAGGGCCGCCTTTAACTACGCTACGTTAAGTAAGGAGAAGATGGATAAGTTCCTAGGTCGAGTAGGGCGTGTTGTGCGTGCACTCAATAGCTATACTGAAAGCTACGCAAAGGATAAGAGAAGAGAGGCCATAGAAGATCTAGTCAATCAGGGCATTACCCTCGACGGTGATAATATGGATATCCTAGACTTCTCTTCACTCAATATAGGTTCTGATGAAGACGGCGATGACGGTATCGGTAGCCCAATTTAATATATCTCAGTACGTAGCCGCATTAAAGGCAGTAGTGTCCTGTCTAGATAAAGACAGCCCGCGAGCTGACGCATCTTGTGTGCGTATGACTATAGGTAAAGGACAAATGCAGCTGAGTGGTAATCACCTGGGCTCCCATAGCCTAGTACTCAAACTACCAGTGCAGGCAGATGATGCAGATATCCTAGTACCTGGCGGGCCCCTCCTTAATCTAACTTGTCGTATGGGTACACCTACCTCGCTTGTTATCGATATAGAAGAGGATAAGATAGTCTATAGACTAGGTACGTATGGTACTAACTCTATTCCTATCTATAGTGGCTCTCCTGCTACTCCTGTGGTACTAGAGAGCGAGGGTATACTAGAGAGTAATCTGATAGCCGTGGCCATGCGACTCATAACTGACTATAAGAGTAAAGAGAATCACATACGTCTGGATATCACGCCTGATGGCTGTTCTCTTACTCGCCGCGTAGCAGCCAGTGCTTATGTACAGGTATCGTGGGCCGATAACCCAACTGCTCGTTGGTCTGCTAACCTAACTTCCCGTCAGCTTCAGTTAGTATCTTATCTAGAGAGTCCCCTCACCTTATCAGTGGGCCGCGCTCCTCGTCGATTAATATTAGATAGCGCGCGGGGCTCCCTCACTATACTCACCGGTAAGGAAGCAGATAAGATACCTCACTTCGATAGAGCACCTGATGCTGAGTTCCGTGCATCAACTACAATCGATACTCGATTACTACTGGGTGCTATCAATTGGCAGAGTACAGGAGCTAGTGTGGGGCAGGCTATACAACTCCACTTCACTAATAATAATCTATTAGTGCAGGGTGCAGGGGAGCCCGCCTCTATACCGTGCACTGTTACTGGTGAGGCCTCTATTAATCTGCGGGCCTGTGATCTTACAACAGTCCTACGAGGGGAGGGACCTATCCAACTTACTGTTAGAGCCTTTATAATAGGAGATAAGACTATATCTATACTTCTCCTAGAGAAGGAGGTTAATAGTTTATCTACTAGGGCTCTACTCACTGAGAATGTTACCGTAGTAAGGTAACAGCCCGGGTTCCTAGTCAACCCGGTTTAATAAAAACTAGGTTAATGTCAATATCCCCAGTCCGTGGGGTCAGTAAATTCTCGGAGTTATAATCAATGTCTACTATTCCTACTTTCAATAAATTCGCTCGTCAAGGTGACGTACTTATCAGACGTATTTCAGAAGACAGCATCGACTTATCGAAAGCTACTCGTATTGATAATACTGTCTTAGCATACGGTGAAGTCACTGGCCATAAACATCAGGTTGTTCCTATTGAAACAGACACTAACAATGCAATCATTGGTGAACATAAGGCTGCTGAACTCTTCCGTATTGATGACAGTGGTACTCTGTACCTCCGCGTAAATGCTAGTACGGCCCGTCTTCAGCACGAAGAACACGGTCCCATTATCTTTAAGCGGGGGCTCTACGAAATCGGCATTCAGCAAGAGTATACTCCTTCTGGTTTTCGCTCTGTAGCTGACTAGTATTAATTTCTGCAACCTCTACCGTGGCCAGCCTAGTGCTGGCCTTCTATTGTTTATAGACCATTAACTACAGAGCATAAGAAAATGTCTACCTATCTTGAATTAACTCCAGAACATGAAAAGCTAATCCCTACCTACAAGGAGCGTTGGATCCGTATGGTGGATCGCCCCTTTGATAAGGCCCTAGCCCGCCAGGCGGTTACTGAACTATATGCCCTACTCAAGAAACACTGTGACTTAGGAGATCTCAGCTGTCCGCGTACTATCTTCACTAGCTCGCCCATCATGGCGGCCAGTATTATTGCTCTTCTCAATAAAGCAGAGGAGGAAGAGCAGAGTATCGTTAAGGGTAAGAAGACTAAAACTAAGTTTACTAAGACTGAACTCACATTAATCAAGGAGTTCTTTAAACGTAAGCCCGCTACTCCTAAGAACGAGGCTGTACTCCAGGAACTCGTCGATGCTTATGTTGCAGAGCGGGGCCCCATTGATCCTATTAAGGATAAGGAGTGTGGCAATTATATTGCTAATGGTCACTTCTCCTACGAGTGCCGTATGAGCTTCGCTGCATTCGCTAACTTCAGCGTCGAGGTACTCGGCGTGACTATGGAGGATTACGATAAGTATATGCTCATTGCTGAGAACTTATCGTGGGTATACACCTATGAGGAGTTATGTATTGTATGTGAGCGGCCCAAGGTACATTATACTCTGGACGGCGATATTCATTGCGATGGTGAGCCCGCGATTAAGTTCTCTGATGGCGTTGAATTGTGGTTATGGCACGGTACCCCGTTACCGTCCTTCATGCAGTGTCATAGCTCCACCTGGGATCCCAAGTGGTTACTCGATGATGAGAAGGGCATGAACTCTGAGCACCGCCGTATCCTCATTGAGGCGCTGGGTTATGAGAATATTCTATCGCGCTTGGATAGTGAGATCATCAGCACCTATAATACTACTAGCTACGTAGGTGACGGTAATGAGTATGAATTACACATCATCCGCGGTGACTTCGGTGGCGAGGACGCGCATATTCTAACCATGCGTTGCCCTAGCACTAATCACTACCATGCAGTACGTGTTGATCCCGCGCACACTTCAGCCCGCGAAGCTGTAATCGAATTCAATAAAGGCATAGATCCCGAAAGCTTCGAAATTCAGACTTAGTCACTAACTCTGCCCTAAGGCGACAGGAGTAAATGTCACTAATCCTACCCTAAAAAGACAGTACGTAAGATATCCCTTAACCCCACCCTAAAAGAACAGGGCTTGCCTTACGAGCTTAGATTGGGTTAACTGGTTACTAACCCCGCCCTAAAGCGACAGGAGCAAAATCTGTCACTAACCCTACTCTATCTCTGGGAGTCACTAACCCTACCCTATATCTGGAGTGTCACTAACCCCGTCCTTTTTAGGGTAGGGCTTGCCTAGACCAATTTAGGCGACGCAAGTAGAGACTACCGCATCGAGACACAATCTGGCACAGACTTCCGAATACTTCCCTAGTTCGGATTACCTCTCAGCTTTATTGGTAAAGCGTTGTTAGACAAGACATCTTGATTGTGTTGCGGGAAGGGACTTTAACTTTACTCTTAAGGATTATCTCCTATGCCAAGAGTTCCTGTTATTTCAAAAGACGGAAAGCCGTTGATGCCCACTAAATCCAGTCGGGCCAGACGGTGGATTAAAGAAGGAAAAGCTATCGGTAAATTCAATGACTTAGATATTTTCTATGTCCAGCTAACCGATGAACCTTCCGATAACAAAACCCAACCGATTGCCATTGGGATTGACCCGGGTAAATTATTCTCAGGAATCGGTGTTCAATCTTCTCTTTTCACTCTCTGGAAAGCTCACTTAGAACTTCCCTTTAAACGAGTAAGAGAACGAATGGATAATCGGCGATTAATGCGACGGGGCAGAAGGGGACGACGGATCAATCGTCACATTCCTTTTAATCTAAGAGCGCATCGTCAAAAACGATTCTCCAACAGAAGAAAAGCTAAGTTGGCCCCTTCAATCAGAGCTAATCGTCAACTCGAATTAAGAGTTGTTTCTGAATTAGCCAGAATCTATCCTATTTCTGATATTTACTTTGAGTACGTTAAAGCCGATGTTGATTTAACTTCTGGTAGAAAAGGGGCTAAGTCTGGAAAAGGTTTCTCGCCAGTTATGGTTGGACAGAAACAAGCAATTGAGCAACTGTCTCAGTTTGCAACAGTCCATACTCGTTTTGGTTGGCAAACCTCTAATCTCAGAAAACATTTGCGACTAGAAAAGTCTAAAAATAAAGCAGAACAATCACCAGAAAGTCATGCTAACGATGGAATTGCTCTTGCCTGTTTTCACTTTTTAGATTATTTGCCATTCCATACTTCTAATAGTCATGGACATGGTTGGAAGGGTTCTGTTAAAGTAACAAACGCTCCCTTTGCTGTCATCAAACGTCCTCCTATTAGTCGTCGTCAACTTCACCTGATGGTTTTTTCTAAGGGCGGTAAACGACGTAAATATGGTGGCTCTACCACAAGACATGGGTTCCGTAAAGGAGATTTAGTTTCTTCTCCCAAAGGAATTGGTTATGTTAGTGGAGATACCGAAAAACAGTTATCTGTAAGCGATACCAGTTGGAAACGATTGGGACAGATAGTTGTTAGTAAGATTCAATTAATTCGTCGTTCTAATGGTTTAATTGTTTCTCACTAACTTGTATAAAGCCGCCCTCCGTTATCACTAAAGGGCGGGGTTTCAGACCTAGTTTTTCAATGACAGCGTTATACCGAGCCGTACAATTCAACCCGCAGTGTACCGTATGTAGTCTATCTACTAGGCAGGCAGTGAGTGGTCAGTCTGAGAGACCTATTAAGGATGTAATACTAGTAGCTATCTCAGCCTATCCTGGTAAACGGGAGGAGGCCACTAAGATGAGCCTCGCTCCCGGCACTAACAATGAGGATACTAGTGGTGCCGGGGCCTTCCTCCGGCGTTGCTTATATTGGGCTATAGAATGTGACCCCACGTGGGATGGGCCCCCCATTAATGAGCTAGTGTATTTCACTAATGCTATAAAGTGCTCCCCTCGAGACAAGACCGTTAAAGATATTCATCGCTCCCGCTGTCGGGATACCTGGCTACTCCCTGAGCTCACAGCACTACCGACTGGCGTACCTCTATTACTAGCAGGTAGCGAGGCAGTTAAGGCCATACACGGTCTCGACGCCACTATAGCCAATTACAGGGGGGCTGTCTATAACTGGCGGGGCCATCCTACTGTAACTACGTTTAATCCAATAGAGGTAGAGAGAGGTGTCTTCTATAAGACTACTATAGATGAAGAGGATGTTAAACGTGACCTCAAGGCCCTACTTCACAGTAAGAAAACCCTGCGAGATAGTGACATCGATAAGATAGTTAAGACTCGTATGTGGAATCCCGTCCCTGTAGGTAGTATGATGTGGTACTTCAGGAAGGATATAAATATCATCAAGCGAGAGATACTGAACTATGCAAACACAAAATAAACATGTCACAGAGCGGGCCGCCTTATTCAATAAGTTGCGCCTTCTGGGTATCAAGAGTATCGTCGTCTACTATTGGCACCATAATAAGCAACGCTGTCTCCTAGCGCCCCTCTATAACTCTGACGTTACTGACACGTACATGATATCCGCTAACTTTAATATCGAGGAGACTAAATTGATTTGGAGTATTGCGCGCAATCTACTGCCCCATGATAATCAAGAAGGACACATCACTATTATTGTTTAACTAAGCATGAATACTAAGAATCTAGCGTACTGGTACCTATTATTTGGGGCCATCTATGGTCTTACTGAACGTACTATTGACATTGCTAAACAGGGGTTCACTCTTCTGGAGATAGGTACAATTGCCGTCATAGTCTTCACCCTAGTATGTATTATCTGTGTGCGTCCCCATGACTAATAGCCTATCTAATGAACATAGGCCCCGCCGACTAACTGACTATGTAGGTGGCGGATTGGCCATCTCGCTAGTTAAGGCTCTTATCAGTAGAAATCTACATAGCTCGGCAGGTAATAATGTTTACTCGGCGGGGAATATGTTAATGTGGGGCCCGCCTGGTTGCGGTAAGACTACACTAGCCCTACTATATGCTCGTAGCACTCTCTGCCCTAACCGTGAGCCCGGTAGCTGGGAGGGCTGCGGTGAGTGCCCCGTATGTCTGGGTACTGATACCACTAATATTTATCACTATACTATCAGTAGCCCTACTGAGGCCCGGCCTCATATAGAGCGCTTCCTGGATATGGCCCGTGCTAGTCCTATAATAGTAGGGGATAGAGAAGATCAGTATCGCCAGTTCATCATCCTCGATGAATTTCAGCGTATCAGCCCTGAGCTGGCATCTCTATTACTAGAGGCCATTGAGTTCGGACCCAATCATACCAGTTGGATACTCTGCACTATGGATAAGCAGAAGCTAATGGCTAATAAGGTGACGAGCCAGGCTATAGAGCGCCGCTGCTTAGAGGTACCGCTATCTAATCCCCCCATTGATGACATGGCAGGGCGTATTTGTGATATAATGAACATAGAGCTGGAGGCAGCTCAGGCCCTCGTTAAACTGGCTGGTAGCGCTGGTAGAGCATGGTCTCTTCTAGAACGACTACTACTAGTTAATACAGTAGAGGATATCACCTATGACCTAGTTTATGATGAACTAGCAGGTGGCGCTACTGTAGAGGGCCGAGCTGCATTCTGGAGCGCCCTGGCCCTCAGTGATGTGAGAGCCGTCCGCGCTTATATCAAGATGTGGCAACTCGACGTTAATGGGGAGGTAATCGCAGGCCTTCTAGTGGAGGATATCATTAATAGAATTACTGGGCCTAATCCCTCTATAGAACGACTACTTGCTGACCTGGCTCGCTGGTGGGGTAATAAGTCATACCCATTGGAGGCTATTCTACTAGCCCATCTGGGTACTAGTGTGGTGCCTCCCGTACCCCTGCTATTAACTCAAGGTACGGGACTGAGGTGGCTGCAGTGATATACCTGACTACTACACCTGTCACTCTACTCAACTACCACTTACGGCAGCAGGGTATTACTCCTCTAGTAGGACACGATGCGTCCTGTCTCGAGTGGGGTAACTTCCTAGAGCCAGTGGTGGTTATATGGGAGGGGCCCCCTGCTATCGATCATGTGACACAGGTAGAGGGTAACACCGCCTATCTCGTCTTCGATAAGATACCAGCTGCATGGGCCGCTCGCGGTACAAATTATGAGGTAGACCCCAATCAGTATCAGGCTATCCTGAATAAGGTAGGGGGCGTACTCACACAGCAGGGGCGCCTTAATCTATGGCGAGCCTATCATATGGCCCCTCGTCGTCTGGGAGCAGAGCTATTAATACTCAGCCTGCTCTATAAGGAGACTGGTAAGCCAGCAGATTGGGTCGAGCCTAGTACTCGGTTACTCCGAGTACGCCTGGGCCGTGGGGCCCGCCACATACTTAACCTAGATAGTGAGGTATATGTAGCATTGATGTCTAATAGCCGCACTGATAGTATAGGCGTTGCTATAGAGAGAGTAGCTGCCTGTGTTAGAGCAGGGGGCCCTCGCTCTACCTGGCTGGCACTAGCGTTAGAGGAGTGGATAGCTAGAGTGGGGCCCACCCCATCAGAAGACGACCTCGCCTTTCTCGACACACTACTGAACTAGGGTACCGAGTGCTGGCTCCTGCCGCATAACTGCGGCTATCGCATTGATTAGTCGCGTCTATAAGGTTACTGGTTCACCTAAACCAGATATACACCACATACAACTACACGAATATGTCTGATTTATTACTTAATGTCGATAACGATTATCTTGATTTAGCTACTGAACTGAACATTGATATCAATACCATCACTGATACTATTGATATCAATACATCGAAGAGTAGTCCCAATACATTCTTTACCTCGCTGCCTAAGGATGTTGTCGTCCGCCGTCTTAATAGCGCTAGTTATCAAGATAGTCAAGAGATGCGCTGGCCCTACCCAGGCCAGGATAACCAGAAGTTATTCGAACAATTCGAGGGCGTTAATGGTGTGATTGTGCAGTTACAGGGCGTGGTACTACAGCATCAGGCGCAGTTAGACCATAGCTATTGGGATGAAGCCAACAGTAAATATGTGCGCTTCTGTAATAGTGTAGGATATAAGCGTACCTATCCTGATGGTAGTGTTAAACTAATCCAGGCCCTTCCTGAAAACGTATGTCTCAAGGGCGTAACTGAATATGGAGATCCACCTAATCGTCCTCTACCTATTATCGATAAACTAGGTCTAGTTGGTAAGAAGGGCATGACCTGCAGTGATTGTATTCGCGCAGGCCTGCATAGTCAAGAGGTAGAAGGTAAGGACCGCCCCGTTACCTGTAGCCCGACGGGCCAGCTTATCTTCTATGTTACGGGCTTCACCACTCGTGTATTGTCTAATAAGGCAGGTAAGGTCACATCTACCTTTATTGATTATACAGTGAAGGAACTCATGGATGATACTGGCTTCATCCTAATCATTCCCCTCAAGGCAAAGTCTACTCGCCGTGGTATCTGGGATGCCCCAAATAAACAGTGGACTAGTATTGGTTATGAGGCTATGGTCAATAATCTCATCTACAAACACAGCAAGGACTTCGATAATGCCCCTGTTGGCAAACGCGATACTATTGCAATGAAGATGAGTCCTTATTTTCAGACTATTATCATTAGTATCGTGCCGCCTAATCCAGAAGATAAGAACCCCAAGGCATCACTAAACTTCGCAGTTAAGGAGATTCCTGACTTAAGGGCTATTAAGGCAGCACGCAAGTACTGGCAGCAGATTAATCCTGTTGGTGAGATTAATGTTCTTAATGAGGGTGACTTTAGCAACACAAAGAGTGTTGGCCCGTGTACTGCGGAAGTCGTAGAAGAAGAAACAATTGAGATTAATGGGAACCCCTGGGCCGAATGATAATACGAGTAGATGGTAACTGGGCCTATATACCAGAACTACTGCCAGGCTGTCATAGACATCTCTGTGCAGTGCTAGACGTAGAAGAAGCCCGCTCTATAGCGGGTATTCTTCCTATTGAACCTCTAGCTATACCCGCTCATTACCCTCTCTATTATCCAGATGGGCGAGGGGGCTATCGCTTATTGGCGGGCCTCCTCCCTCTTTATATGGAGTTATTACAGCGGGCTGGCCACACTGCTACTCTAGAGCTACTCCCCCGACCAACTCTACTCGATCCTGTTATAGACGCCAGACTACGCCTCGACCAACGAGAGGCAGTAGCTAGCGTATTACGGGGCTACCGGGGCTACGTGCGGGCTGCTACTGGTTATGGAAAGAGCCCTGTCATTGCCACGCTGATGAAATACTTCGAGGCCCGCCGACTCATAGTAGTACCTACCGTACGTCTACTCTACCAGATGGCGGAGGATGTGCAGGAGTGGGCGGGCCTCTCTCCTGGGCTAGTAGGAGATGGTAATGATGATATTGGAGCTATGACTATCGCTACCGTAGATACTCTCTATGAGCGTATTAAACGGGGCGATAGGCGCTATATAGAGTGGCTCTCTGGTATTGAGGTCGCTGTGTTCGATGAGGCGCATACCTATATGAATGCAAGTGGTATCACTACTGCTCTATCATTAGTCAACGCGTGTTATAAGATTGGCATGACTGCTACACCTACTCGCCCTAAGATGATGGAGGCTATATTCGGCCCCCTTCTCGCAGAGTATCAAGAGACTACTCTCATCGAGAGCGGCGTCATTATGCAACCTAAGTTCGAGTTCTATCCAGCTCCTCCCGGTGCAGTAACGCACGGCTCATTCAATAAGCCCTTTACACCATGGCTCTATAATCAGCTATACGATAGCGTCATAGTTAATAATAGAGCCCGCAATGCCCTTATAGCAAGGCACGCATGCCGACTGATAAATGAAGGCTATGGGCCTGTGCTCATCCTAGTGCGTAAGGTAGGTACTACTAGTAAGAAGAAGAATCCTGCCAGTCAGGCCCTTAACATACTGAGTGAGCTAGAGGCGCTGGGCACATCTCTACCCATTATTCATGGTAAGAGTACTAACATAACCGACGTACTAGACCAGCTGTCAGCGGGCTCTATATCTGGCGCTATAGCCAGTGAGGGTATCTTGAGCCTAGGTGTAAGCATACGCTCTATTGGTAGTATTATAATGGCCGCCGGTGGTAAGGGAGGAGTAGACGGTGTATCTATGATTCAAAAGGTGGGCCGGGCCTTACGCGTTAAAGAGGGTAAGCGTAACCCACCTATAATTGACTTCGTGGATCCACAGGGCTGGTTCCACTCTCAGAGTGAGGCGCGTATTAGAATAGCCACTGATACATACGGCGGTGATCACGTCACTGTATTCACTACTTGACACTAGCGCTGTCCTAGCATGCCCATGCCTTGCGGGCCTTGCATAAGCGCTTGTTAGGTGTCTTGCGACAGTCTATATCGTGCATATCCGCCTGGCCTGCGCTACGCGCACAGAAGCTCTTACGGCGGGCCGCATCTACCTTATTCTTGGGATTAGGAGCAGGGGGCTTCAGGTTAGAGCCAGTAGCGCGATTGTAATCAGCGCGGCCCTTAGCTGTTAGCCCTCCGTCCGGATCCTTGTGCTCTTTCTTAAAAGTGAAGCTCTTCTTCTTAGCCATAGTTATTAACAGACATTAGAAATTGTGTTAGAATTAATCTCAATCCCTAGTAGGGTTTGAGATTCACCATTATCATACTCAACGTAATTGGTTAATAGTAGGTGTTATTGTGTATTAGTTTTAAACCCTACTAGAGATTGAAACTAATTGAATCATGATAGGTTTCCAATCCGATAGAATGTAATCAAGGAATAATTAACCTTAAGCCTTATTAGGGGTTGAAACAAACAGTGATGCCATCACCAGGAATCCTAAATTATATGGCAGGGATAATATGACTGATGGCACTAGCTATTATGCTAGAACTGATAGTGACGGCACTAGCTATACCAACGTTGAAGTCTTGCCTACGGTATTTAAAAAATTTATTATTACTGAAACAGGATCAAATTATATAGCTCAGATTGTTGATGTGTCGAGACTATTAAAATGTTGGGAAGCGTTAGGGTTTCCTCTTTGTATTGATACTACTAAATTTAACTTTTATGAGGGTTGGGCTATAGGTTCTGGTGTAGAGACTGGTATCCCCAAAAACCTTTAGACTTCTTACTTGACATTTTTATTACGCTTATGGTAGACTTAAGTAAGTCAAATATAGTTTAGCATCTTTTTTACTACAAGTTATGTCTAATTTTCCAAAAGTGCAACAAAATTTTAATGCTCCTGTTTATGGAGTAACTGAAAAAATTGTCAAAGATCAAGTTACAGAATTAAAACCTGATTATATTGTTAGATTTATTGCGTGGGTCTTTCCTGGTGAGAGCGATTTAGTTTATAAAGAATTGCTTGTAACCAATATTTCACTTGGGGTTACCACTGAATTAGCCAAAAAAATTAAATTTGACGATGCTGATATGATTACTCCTGAATTACAGGGCAAAACTGGCAAGGTTGGTGGCACTAGCTATCTTTCAGTTTATATCGCCCCAGAAATTTTTCAAAAATTTCTTATTACTAATACAGGATCAAATTATACGGTTCAAACTGTTGACGTACCAAGACTATTAGAATATTGGGAAGCATTAGGGTTTACTGGTTATATTAAAAGTTAGTTTTTTTATTTAGGAGACACAAAGTGATTACCGCAAAATAATTAAAAGAGTTTTTGGCGACTGTTGAAGACAATGCCCTTATTTTTATAGGGAAAAGCGGAGGGATGTCTTATGGTTGCTAAGATTTTATGGTTAAGAAGGAATTGTTTATAGAGAAAGAAGACCGGTTTCTTGATTCTCTAATTTGGGATCATGACTTCGATGACGAAGAAGTTGAAAAGCTTGAAAAGGAAGCTATCGAGCGACAAGCTATCTATTTGCAATACTACCCAGACTGGGGGGATGATTAAATATCAAGGAAACCTTGTTATTTTTAGCGATAGGACTGTTAAAGCGTATTTTCTAGATAAAACCTTTAGACTTTTTATAGTAACTCCAAAAAACAATGAATCAAACACAACTAGATAAAGAGATTGATAAATTTCTAAAAAAGAAATTAACCAAAGCGGAACTAAAAGAGGTGGGAATAAAACCACGCTCTTTAATATTAACAATACGCAATCTTATCGAAAGGTATTTACTTATCATTTTAGATAGTATTTTTATTGATGTCCCTCGTGGATGGAATAACTTTTTTGAAAGCTTCTACTGTTGGCAGAAGCTAATACTTAAAAACAATAAATCAATAACAGAGATTTATTTTTGGGAAAATATCAATAACTATAAAAAATAAACAAAACTTTAAAACCATGCTACAAATCATCTCAGGATATAAACTGGAGGGGTTATCAGTTGCTTCTATCGGAATGTGTCAGTCTCTAGAGGCAATTGATGTCCTAGTATCTGACTTTATAAGTAGAAGCGACTACCCAGTAATATCTAATGTTTTGGATTTTTTTACCTATTGGCAACTAGAGAAAACAAAACTATGTCAATTACTAAAACACTGGCGACTTAGCAGTACATCGATTAAAATAGCATTCTGGGTAATTAAAAAAGACTTGCTTAGTGGACTATTCCTTTTTTACCGATTATTAGAGGGGTATAGCAAAGAAGCCAGAATACACACAACTTCTATTGAGGTTGTCGATTTTCTACTAGAATACTGGACAAGTAATCAAATTACTTTAATTAAAGAATCAAGAGTATTAAACAAAGACCTCGCTCAAAGAATTAGAAATCAAGGGCTAGATATATTAAGATGAACCTCCAGCTCATAACTAGCTCATAACTAGCTCATAACTGACTCATAACGAAAAGGATTGACTTTAAACCTTATTAGGAATTGAAACAAAATATGGAAAAATACACTTTGATTAAAATAAAACAGGATGGAAGTGCTAAAACTTTCATCTATAAACCAATTGACACAGAACCCACTAAAAAACTTAAGGATAAATTAATAGAAATCTTAATGATACTTAAAACACTGACAGCAGAAAGGGTAAATTTAATTTATTTTCTTATTAAAACTATCGACAAATAACTTTAATTGTGGTAAAGTAATATAGAACACCTAGAAAAGTTAAAGTAAAATTATGAAAATAAAACCGATGACTCTGATCTTGAATTTACTCTTAATCTCTGCGTGGGGATTTATGTTAATCACTAAAGGGTTGTTTTACACCTTGTCTCTTAGTTTTTATGTTTATGTTTGCAATAAGCTTTTTGAAAAGTATTTACTTATTATTTGGACTACTCTTAGAGAGGATGTTCCTTATGGATGGAAGCAATTTTTTGAGTGTTTTCGTTTATGGCAAAGCTTAACAGTTGAAAGAAAACACATAAATTTTTACAAGGGAATGTTTTTTTGGTTTCTTAGTGACAAGCAATGGTATCTTGGCGATGAACAAACATTAGAACTTTATATGTAAAATTAATCGGAGTCACAATATGTTTTATGTAGAATTGTTAAATCCTTGCTATTCTTACTCTTCTATTGAGGATAGTCAGTCAGAAGAACCTGTTGAAAACTTTCCTCAACAAAATCAAGGGCTTTTCAGTGATATTAATAACAACCGTCAAACTCAAAAAGGATTAGAAGGTTATTTACAGACCTTTCTAAATATTTGGAATCGAGAATTAGAACCTGATGGTGAATTTAGTTGGCAGATTATTCGGTTTCAGTTTAAAGAAACAAAAAGTTTTATGTTAGCTATTGTTTTCTCTACACAAGAATACGGAGAAAAACCTCAACCCGTTTCTGAATTAGAACAAAAGCAACGAATAGAATCTTTTAATCAACTAATAAAACAGAAAAATGATTTAGTTTGTTCAGTTTCTGATACAAAAATTATTATTATCAAGCGCAATGAACAAAAACTCTGGACTTGTAGTATGGCGCGTAAAGACGCAGGAGAAGCAATGCTTCAACTTCTTAATTTGCAAGAATCTCAAAAGAATCAAAAACCAATATGATTGACAAGCATTAAAAATTGTAGTAAGATAAGTTTAGGTAAGGGTTAGTGGCCGAGTAGTCGAAGGCAACAGACTGTAAATCTGTAGAGTAATTCCACGCTGGTGCAAATCCAGCCTAACCCACTAAAAATAATAACCATAGGAGTAAATCAATGGACGAAACAATCACAGTTTATGTCACAAAATACGCTTTGACAAGTGGCATTATAAAGTGCAATGGAAAAATCTGCCATGGGGTATTTTCCCCAGATAATCCCCGTAAATTTAATATGTTAATGCTAGACGGATTTACCTCAAAAGAGTATGTGCTAACGGAAACAGAAGCTCAAAAAGCCTTTGAAGAAAAGAGGCTTAAAGCAATTAAACAAACTGAAAGAAAACTTGAAAAACTGAAGAATCTAAAAATGCAACTCAATGAGTATTAAATGAATTTATTAACTCGTGACTGGTGGTACAATTTAACCTATGTTCTTTATTATTATTCATGGTCTAAGTGGCTCAGGTAAGACTGAAGCCTCTAAGTGTTTATCTAAGTTACTGGGGGTAGAGGAGATTCATCCTATAGCCCCGTGGAAGCGCTTCACAGAGAAATATTATGAATTGCCAGAGGGGGCCCTCGATACAACAGAATACAAGGAGTATACGCCCAATGGTATGAACATAACCATGAATCAGTTCATGGTTAATCTTTATCACTTCATGAGAGAGAATGATCCCTACTTCTCTAGTCGTATGATGCGGACTGAGATACGGCGCCATATCAGCAAGGGTATACCTACTGTTCTATTATCCCTACGCAACCTGGAGGAGGTAGAGGTAATAGAGAGTATGCTATCTACATTGATTAATAGATGCTGTATAGTAATCAATATAAGCCGCTCGTCTGAGCAGGTACTGAGTAGTGATGTTAACTATCAGGCTATTAAGGACCGTCTGGCTCGCCTTAATGGAGCAGGCGTTCATTATATAGACATAGTTAATAACTACCGCAGAGTATCAGACTTGAAGAAGGCACTAGAGAGATTGCTTAAAATCTATGTCAATACTAGATAATAGACCGTGGTACTACGTTATATATAAGGGCCCCGATTCTTATATAGGTGTGACTGATTATCTCGCAGCCGTGGCGCATGATAGGCAGTCTAGTCTAAGCTTTATGACGCAGCAGAGTAGATTACTTAATTACCTGAAGAAGGGGCGCGCAGATTATAAGGCTAGTATCCGCGTAGCCCGCGCCATTAGGCCCGCCAGTGTAATAGGTTATGGTAACTATCTAGTAAGACAGAAGGGACACCTATCAGTTATTGAGCGGTGTGATGTTAGTACTCCTCATAGTCATAAGCATTTGAAATCCGCGCGGGCCGAGTTGATTATCTATCTCGAATGCGAGATGGACCGATGGAGTAAAACAATTAGGACTATACGGAGATTAGATGCAGATAACGTTCAACGGCCCCTATCAGATGCTGCTGGGTCCGGCAGGGAGTGGTAAAACAACATACATACAGAGTTTGAGTAAGGCCCTCATCACTAGTAGTACTGGCGTGAGCGCTATTAATGCAGGCGGTACTACTATTCACGCGGCCCTCCAGTTCTTTGATACTACTAGTCTATTACGCGCTGCTTCCAGTGGAGCGCTGGCCACTAAGCTACGGGCTATATCTAATCTATTTGATACTCTAGTCATAGATGAGATCAGTATGCTACATGGCCCGCAACTAGCTATTATCCATCACGTAATGGAGAAGAGTAACATAAATATGAATCTCCTACTCGTGGGGGACTTCTGTCAGTTACCACTAGTACCAGATAAAAAGGTCACTAGCACGCCAGTCTATCAAACAGACTGCCTGCAGAACTTCGATATACATTACTTACGAGAGGTCAGGCGCCAGAGTGACCCCGGTTTTATACAAGCGCTGACTAGCGTAAGAGAAGGGCGACCTCACGAAGCAGTAGATTGGTTCATAGATAATGTAGAGTTTGTCAATCAGCTCGAAGATAACTACGCGGGTACTACTATCCTGCCTACTAATGATAGTGTAGATAGATATAACGCCCTGCACCTAGCGCGACTAGAAGGGCCTAGTCGTCTCTACACTAAGAACTACGTTATACCGAAGGAGGGTAGGGCCGCTCCTGAGTGGGGCCAAATACCTAAATCAGTAGAGCTAAGGAAAGGCGCGCGTGTTATTCTACTTCGTAATAAACTTCCTTGCTACGCTAATGGCGATATCGCTATAGTCAAGGAGCTCATGACTAACACTATACTGGTGACAGTAGAACGTACCGGTCAGGAGACTATCATTGAGTACGTGACACGAGATAATAAAGAGCTCGGCACTAACAAGCTACTGGGCCGCTGCCACTACTTACCTGTTAGACTAGGCTATGCCCTCACTGTTCATCGTAGTCAGGGGCTCACGCTTAATAACGTACAGGCTCGTCTCAGTAATTTACGTTGGCTCAGCGGGGGCCTCTATACTATTCTTAGTCGTGTACGTCACTATAGCGGCCTCCGTCTGATAGGTACACGGTCCGCTTTCTGTGATAGTTGCTATATAGAGCCCTCTATCCTTAAATTCTATAATCAGTTAGGTACTAAATCATAATGTTCGATTTACTTAAATACTTGCGGGGGCGTATATCTGACTTCCGCGAACCATATCAATCTCGTACGGCTCTTGGCGACGAGATCTTCTGCTGGTTTCATGGCACCCGCCGTCTCGCGTGTGTTAAATGGATTAAGGGTGGTTATTGTATTATCCCTAACTACCACCCTAACTTGCTTAGCATCTTATCTACATTCAAGTCGGCTCAACAATACAGTGACGAGGAAGCGCCTGATGCCGTATACGAGGCCTATAGAAACCTATTTGATAACAATGGATGAACTATTGTGAGGTAGAACCTTTCATCAATTATTAGTGGCCCCTCTGCCAAAGTGTAGGGGGGTTCTATTGTCTGTAGCCCCAGTCCATTGCATGGCACTAACCAAAGAATCTGAGTTATAAACATTTAAACCTAATTGTTAATCTAAGGGAAAGATAAAATGCACCAAAATATAAGCACCGATGAAGCAATCAAGCTACTCAAAGAGGATGATAATGCTGATTGGTCATGGTCGGGCGCTGAGGCTTTAGTTGAGTATCTAGAAGATTTAGAGAATAGCCTTGGTGAATCTATCGCGTTTAATAGAGTCGCTATCCGGTGCGAGTATTCAGAATACTCTAGCGCTCTAGAAGCGGCTGAACATTACGACTTTATACCAGAAGATGATGAGGATGAGGATGATATAGAGTCATCTGCTATTACTTATCTAGAAGACAGAACAACAGTAATTAAATTTGAGGGGGGCGTTATTATTCAACAATTTTAATTAATTAGTTAGATATAAAGTATCTTAACGAGTATTCTTTTGCTTAGTCTATTCTTATTGATGGTAAGAATAATTAGTTATACTGTTATTCCAGTTGTCTTGAAATAACAGTATGTGGTACAACATATTGTCGCCTATACGGAGGGTATAAATGCTTACTGAATTTTTGCATGATTGGGTCAAGTCTGAGCCTCAGATTTGTGGGTATGGGTTGGGTACTTTTCGGAATACCTTTTTTATCGAATTATCTTGGGGTGATTGGATTTCTATCTCTACCTCTGGTCCTAATCCCTTTTTGTTAGATCGGGGGTCGCTTGCTAAGTTGATCTATTTTTTCCAAATGCGTCTGGATAGCTTTGGCTATGGTTGGGTTATTCAACGATTACCTAATAGTTATACTGTGACAGTTAGTGTGAATCCTGATCCTTACGAGACTTTACGTTGTTTTGTCTCTCGGCAAGAGTCTCTCATTGAGGCTTTGCTAGAGGTGTATTTAAAGGTGGTTGCTTATCGAAAAAAGTCGCTTTACGTTCAGTAAAAAGGGAGGTATTTGTTGAAAGAGATTAATCCAAACTATTGGGCACCCCATAATGAGGAATGGGCGCCGTATCGTGAATGGGCCGCACCTATACCTGTCACTAACCTACCAATTTTAGCAAACGGTGATACTTTATACTATAGCTTCTACGTTTATAATGCTGGGGGGCCCGCCAAGTTTTACTATAGACTGGCAGGAAATGTATATAACATTCTATATGAGGGTGACTATTTCTATGAAGGTTATTAATTGTAACGGTTGGCTTAGTAGTAATTGGGGTCCACGTATGTCTATATCTAGATCTATTACTGACCCAGTGATTCTAGCAAACGACGATAATTTATATTATACATGGTTCTATGAAAGTATAATTGGCGCCTATACTCTTGAATTAGGCAGGTTATATTTTTCTATCGACTGGTTTTATTATAAACTGCGTTTTTATCAGCACGCTTTATTTAACATAAACTGGTATATTGATATTTTAGGTGAGGATGATTATTTCGATGAAAACAATTAATCCAAATTGCTGGGCTCTGTATGATGAATGGGGTGCACCTGTACCTATCACTGCCCCGCCAGTAGTAAATATCAATAATTTATACTATAGCTTCTATATTTATAATTCTGGAGGATTTGCTGTATTTTACTATAGTCTGTCGTGGGGTAGTATTTTTTGTTATATGACTTTCTAGGGGAGGGGGATTATTTCAATGAAGATTATTAACGATTGGCCTTCACGTAATGAGTTGAATATATCTGCTGCTGACCCGCCGGTTTTAGCAAACGGGGATAGTTTCTACTATAACTTCTATGATTACTACTATGAAAGTGTGAGCGTGGGTCTCTCGATCTATCTACCTGAATTAGACAAGTTTTATATTTCTATCGTGTTGTTTTATTATAGACTGACACTGTTAGCTGAGGACAATTTCTATGAAGATGGTTGATAGTGACAAATGGGCCCCACGTTATAAGTTAAATCTACCTATGCCTGCTGACCTACAGGTGTATTTTGCTTATAGTCGAGAAGTCGCCTCGTTTTATTATAGACTGGGACACATAGTAGATAAGTATATCTTCTATGAAGATATATACAACATTCTATATGAGGATGGTTATTTCGATGAAGATAATTAATTGTAATCGTTGGGCCCAACGTAATAAGTTGTTGACCTACGGGTATTCTGAGAGACTCGCCTGGTTTTATTATAAACTGGTAGTTGTGATATATTATGAAGCCTTAAGATAGGGAGGCAATTAGTTCAATGAAGATAATTAATTGTAACAATTGGGCCCCACGTAATCCGTTGAATATACCTATACCTATTACTGATCCGCCTGTTGACCTACACGGATTATTAAACAAATTGTATTTTGCTTATAGTCCTGGGAGACTCGCCTGGTTTTATTATAGGCTGGGAGAATTTGTGATATATGGCTTTCTGAATGAGACCTTAAGCTTGGGGGGTGATTACTTCAATGAGAGCGATTAGATGTAACAGGCTTAATTACTTTTTTTATTTTGTTGAGGGTCTCGATACCTATACTCCTGAATTAAGGTTTTATGCTGTCGACCGATTTTACTATAGACTGTATATACACATAGTAGATAAATATATATTCTATGAAGATGATTAATTGTAGAGTTTTCAAACTTGCTTTGTTTTACGACTGGACTCTCAACAATAAGCTAAAGGCCCGTACACTTATTATCTCTACCGGCGGGTTTTACTATAGACTAAGAGCTACGATATACGACATTCTATATGAGAATGATTATTTCGATGAGAGCGATTAGTTGTAACAATTGGATTTCAAATAATGATAAAGAGCTGGGTCTCAAGATTTATACTTCCGAATTAAGCAAGTGCTGTGGTTCTATCTTCCGATTTTACTATAGACTGGCCTATAAACTGCGTTTTTATCAGCGCGCTTTATTTAACATAGACTGGTATATTGATATTTTAGGTGAGGATAACTATCTCTATGAAAACAATTGATCTAAATTGCTGGGCTCTGTGTAAGTATGATAAATGGGGGTACCCTGTACCTATCACTGCCCCGCCAGTAGCAAATATCAATAATTTATTATTTTACTATAGACTGTCGGTTTCGGTTCTCGCATCTGTGCGGCACACTTAAACCTTTGCTGATTAAGCTGTTCAGGATCGGGAATGTACCTCTTGTGAATCAGAAACGCTATATATAAGGACAATTATTTCTATGAAGAAGATTAATTCTAACAATTGGGCTCCTATTAATAGAAGAGCCCCGCATGCGTGGACTTCATACCTACCTATCACTAATCCGCTTCTAGCGAGCGTTGATAATTTATACTATAGCCTTTATGATGAGGTGCTGTTTTATTATATACTGGAAAGAGTAACATCATATAACATTTTGGATGAGGATAATTACTTTTATGAAGATGATTAATTGTAATGGTTGGGCTCCTCGTAATAAGGTTCCGTATGAGTGGATCGCACCCATACCTATTACTAATTCGTATGCATGGAGTGCACCTGTACCCATTACTAACCCTCTGATAACAGATAATAAGTTATTCTATAACTTCTATCTTGATGATTCTAGAGGAGGGACTGCTTGGTTTTACTATAGATTGTTATATTTCGATGAAGATTATTAACAATTGGCCTTTACGTAATGAGTTGAATATACTTGCTGCTGACCCGTCGGTTTTAGCAAACAGTGATAGTTTATACTATAGCTTTTATCGTTACCACTACAAAACTTCTATCATGTTGTTTTATTATAGACTGACACTGTTCGCTAAGGACGATTTCTATGAAGATAGTTGATAGTAACAAATGGGTCCCACGTCATAAGTTAAATCTATCTATGCCTATTAAAGTTTATTGGGGGCTCGCTATGTTTTATTATATACTGGCATCAGTGATATATCACTTTCTAGATAAGGACAATTATTTCGATGAAGATGATTAATTGTAACGATTGGGCTCCTTGTAGTAATAGCGATTGTTGGACTTCACATAATAAGTTGAGTATACCGATACCTATTACTGATCCGCTTCTAGCGAGCGTTGATAATTTATACTATAGCCTTTATGATGAGGTGCTGTTTTATTATATACTGGAAAGAGTAGTATCATATAACATTTTGGATGAGGACCTCTATGAAGATGATTAATTGTAATGGTTGGGCTCCTCGTATTAGTCGGTATGAGTGGGGCGCCACACCTATACCTATTACTAACCCGTTGATAGCAAACCATATTAGTTTATACGATAACTTTTATGTCAGAGGAGTCGCTTGGGTTTACTATAACCTATCTGAGCCTACTATAACCTACCATTATTTCTATGAAGAAGATTAATTGTAATGGTTGGGCTCCGCGTAATATTAAATGGGCTCCGTCTGGATGGGGGGCATCTGTACCTACTGCTGTCCCTCTAATAGCAGATAATAATAAGTTATTCTATAACTTCTATTTTTATCATAGTGGAGGGCCCGCCAGGTTTTACAATAGACTAGTGGGAGTAGTGTTGTATAGCTTTCTAGATGAAGATAATTGATTGTAATAATTGGGTCCCGCATAATAAGTCAAATATACCTATTACTGACCCGCTTATTAATGCAAAAGGCTTATTCGTATTTTCTAATGCCGGAGGAGTCGCTTGGGCTTACTATAACCTATCATGGTTTACTAAAAACTATCATTACTTTTATGAAGATGATTAATTGTAACGATTGGGCGCCTCATAGTAATAACGATTGTTGGACTCCACGTAATAAGTTGAGTATACCGATACCTATTACTGACCCGCCGATTTTACCAAATGGTGATAATCTATACTATCTATGGTTCTATCGTTACTACCATGAAAGCATGGGTCTCGGGGTCTATATTCCTGAATTGGACAAGTTACATGTTCCTATCGACTTGTTTTATTATAAACTAGCATATTTGTTATATGACTTTTTAGGGGAGGGGGATTATTTCGATGAAGATGATTGATTGTAATGACTGGACTCCGCGTAATAACTTGAATATGCCTATACCTATTACTGATCTGCCCGCTGACCTACGCAGATTATTAATCAAAGTGTTTTTTGCTTATAGTCCTGGGAGACTTGTTTATTATAGATTAATAGAACTTGTAATATATAGCTTTCTTAATAGAGAGGACGATTACTTCAATGAGAATAATTGATGACTGGGCTCCGCGTATGCCTATATCTATTACTGATCTGCCCGTTGACCTAGACAGATCATTAACCAAATTGTATTTTGCTTATAGTCCTAGAAACCTTGTTTATTATAGATTAGGAGAACTTGTAATATATAGCTTTCTTAATAGAGAGGACGATTACTTCAATGAGAATGATTAACTGTGACGAGCACATTCAGATAAGTGACTTATTAGTTAAGCTCAATGATTCTTTAGAATTGTATTTTGCTTATAGTTCTGGGAGACTTGCTTGGTTTTATTATAGATTAGGAGAACTTGTAATATATAGCTTTCTTAATAGAGAGGACGATTACTTCAATGAGAATGATTAACTGTGACGAGCACATTCAGATAAGTGACTTATTAGTTAAGCTCAATTATTATATTGCCTTGTTTTATTATGAGAACATGGGTCTCGATACCTATACTTTTGAATTAAGTAAGTTATTTGGCTCTATCAACCTGTTTTATCATAGATTAGAACATTTATATAGCATTCTAGATGAGGGCGGTTATTTCGATGAAGATGATTGATTGTAACGCCCTGTTTTATTGTATGAGGGTATGTGTCTTTACAACTCCTGTATCTGAATTAGTCAGGTTCTATGGTTCTATCAACCTGTTTTATCATAGATTATATAGCATTCTAGATGAGGACGATTACTTGAATGAAGATGGTTAGTTGTAACAACTTATTTTATCACTATGTTCATGGCAAAAGGTATGTATCTATACCTATTACTGACAAGCTAAAATTAGCAAATGGTGATAGTTTATACTATAGCTTCATCTTTACTATATATGGAGGGCCCGCCAGGTTTTATTATATGCTGGTATATATGTTTTCGACTGGTTTTATTATAGACTGGTAGCTGTAATACACAACATACTATATAGGTATGCACTCTATGAAGATGATTGATAATGATCTCAGCCTTGCTTTGTTTTACAACTTGATTCTACACAATTGGAATGTGTATAATAAGCTGAAGGCCTCTATACCTATTAACGCTGTCAACCTGTTTTACTATAGACTAGTGGCTTTTATATATAACGCTCTAGATGAGAGTGATTACTTCAATGAAGAATATTTCTAACGATTGTCTGTATGACATTACCTTATTTTACTACTGGAATGTGTGTGATAAGCTGAAGGGCCATACACATATTAACCCTACCGGCGAGTTTTACTATAGACTAGTGACTTTTATATATAACGCTCTAGATAATAATGATATTCTAAATGAGGATGACTACTTCAATGAAGATGGTTAATTGTAACAACCTGTTTTGTCATTATATTCATAGCAATAAAGGTGGTGTACTTACTATTACTGACAAGCTAAAATTAGCAAATGGTGAAAGTTTATACTATAGCTTCATCTTTATTGTATATGGAGGGCCCGCCAGGTTTTAAGATAGACTGGCAGGAAATGTATATAACATTCTATATGAGGGTGACTATTTCTATGAAGGTTATTAATTGTAACGGTTGGCTTAATAATAAGCTTATGGCATCTATATCTAGTAGAGAATCTTCCACTGATATAAATGTAGGAAAGTATTATAATCATAATTATTTCAACCTTGCTATGCATTACAGTATTTTTTGGGTGTCTGCTTCGACATCTTTGTTTTACTTCAGACTGGGTAACTGGCTAGGAGTATGTTTTTATGAAGACTATTATATGTGACGAGTAGACTCTACACAATAAACTTAGAGCCTCTATGCTTATTGAGCCTTCCATTAGGGCAACCGGCTTAGTGCCTAGGTTTTATTTAATAAGCAGGTACTACATCGGTTTGTTTTACTCTAGATTATATAACGCTCTAGATGAGAGCGATTACTTCAATGAAGAATATTTCTAACGATTGTCTGTTACCTTGGATTTTGAATAATGATTATCTCAATGCCTTGCGCTTGTTTCATTATTATGAAGAGCAGGGTTTCGAGATTTATACTCCTAAACTAAGCAAGTGTTGCGGCTCTATCTTCCGGTTTTATTATAGACTGGTAAATATGTTAGAAAACATCCTATATAAAGATGACACTCTAGATGAGGGCGATTATTATCTTGAGGATGGGCAATTCGATGAATATGAGGATGATTATTTCGATGAAGATGATTATGATTAATGATTGGCTTCGGCACAATAATATGAAGCCCTCTATCGACTTGATTCTGTACAGTAAACTAAAGGCCCATACATTTATTATTACCTATAGACTGCTAATCAATTATTTCGATGAAGACTATTTGTAATATTTGGATTCTGCACAATAAACTGAAAGCCTCTATGCTTATTGAGCCTTCCGTTGGGGCGAATTACTTAGTAACCCGATCTTATTTAATAAGGTCGGTTCGTTTTACTCTAGATTGAATCATAAGGGTTTGTTTTGATGAAGAGAATTTCTAACTATTGGATTTTATATCATAATTGGGTTCTGTGTAATAATGATTATTTCAAATTGGGTGAGCTTTACGACTGGACTCTCAACAATAAGCTCAAGGCCTCTATACTTATTACTTTTATAAATCAATTTTACTATATAATGTTATACAATTATTTCGATGAAGACTAATAATTGTGAGATTTGAACTCTACACAATAACCTGAAGGCCTCTATACTTATTACCTCTGTCGACCAGTTTTACTATAGACTGGTAAGTGAATTATCTAACACATTCTAGATAAGAATAAGTAAGGATAACATTATACATAAGGGCGGTTATTTCAATGAAGATGATTTCAATGAAGATGATTATGGTTAATGATTGGTCTCTACACAATAAGCTTAAGGCCTCTACGCTTATTGAACCTTTCGTTGAGGCAAATTATTTAGTAACCCGGTCTTATTTAATGAGCAGGAATCATGTCGGTTCGTTTTACTCTAGATTGAATCATAAGGGTTTGTTTGAATGAAGACTATTTCTAACTATTGGATTTTCGACTGGACTCTCAACAATAAGGTCAAGGCCTTTATACTTATTACTCTTATAGATCAATTTTACTATAGAATGCTATACAATTATTTCGATGAAGACTATTAATCATAACGATTGGACTCTACACAGTAAGCTGAGGGCCTCTATGTTTATGCCTGAACCCCCCATTGAGACATATCACTTAATGCGTAAGTTTTATGATTGTAATTCTTTCGAACTTGCCTTGTTTTATTACAGACTGGAAGTATGCAATTTATATTAGAGGGCGATATGTGGCGCGATAGACGAGATATAAATATATGGCCTGAACCATGTCGAAGGTATCCCTTAAGAACGGAAGTATGGATGACGTGGGTGAGGTATGTTGACCGAGATATTCTTATGGAATGGGCCACGGGTAAGTGACATCACTTATCTCGAGCATCTTGCCATTAACAGGCAATATGTATTAATGTTTAAGTTCAAGCTTAGTTATTATAGGGCATTCATACAATATACGGAGAGTGGTGACAAGAGAGAATGAACAACTGATAATGGAGCGGCTAACTATACCAGAGCTACTAAATCTGCGGCATGGTACTAATGATTGCCCTGCTTGTGGAGGCCGCGGTAAGCTGAGTGTGTATCCACACTATATGAAGTGCTGGAGGACTAGTTGTGAGTTGAATGCAGGTATGGGTCTGGTTAATGCCTGGCGTTGGCATACTAAGCTTGATTATGCTGGGGCTATGCAGCAGTTAGAGGCCCGCGCTGGTATACGTCAGGCCCGCGAGGTTATGGATGCTCGCAGTATAGTACTAGAGAGCGCGCTAGAGGCCTATCATTATTATCTTGATACTACGCCTGCTGCTCAGGATTATATACTACGGCGGGGCTGGTCTCTCGATCTAGCTCGTAGTATTGGTATAGGGTATGCTCCTCCTGGTGGTCTACGTCAATTCGATATAGATCATGAGGCATTAGCCCGCGAGGGTCTGATTAAGGAGGACGGCGAGGATTACTATAGGGAACGCATTATATTCCCTATACGAGATACACGAGGCCATCTAGTCCATATGGTTGGTCGCTATATAGGTAGTAGTGAGAGGGCCCCCCGTTATAAGGATACGCGGGCCGCTATTAATAGTAAGCGCTATCTCTATCTAGAACATTGTCTTAAGGAGTATAGTAAGCACCCAGCTCGCGAGCTATATATAGTTGAGGGCCCGCCCGATGCCACATCACTAATAGGTCGTGGTTTACCTGTAGTGGGGTTATTGGGTCTGGAGTATCTATTATGTCACACCAGTAAGTTCAAGCCCTTCCGTCGTATCACATTTATATTCGACTCAGATAAGTATAGCGATGATCATCCTACTCATGCCGGTGTATATAAGAGCTGGGTGCGTATTATACCTCAACTAGTTCAGCTGCAGGTTAACTTACCATTAGCTGAGCTTATGACGTATATGGTTGCTGATTATAAGGATATTAATGAGTGGTTGGTAGCAGAGCCTCGTGTTAATGCTGCTGATACTATCAATGCTAACCGCATACTATTCGTAGATGATTTACTAGCTCAATGGGGGCCCGACATTAGTCATCACGTAGATATATTGCGGGTATTGACCGCCACTCATTCTCCCTTAGGGCTATTGGCTCCTTATGTAGATAATCAATTAGGGCCCCTTGAATATGCCTCTCTACTATTTGGATCGTGATGACTAATTATCACGTGAGTATACCCGCTCGCGATTGTATGATATACCCCTATTATGTAGGGCGTTACGCTGATGGCCGCTATAGTGCTGTTACTATAACACTACAGTCTGGCTGGGCTCAGGAGTGGCGTATGTACCGGCGTGCCATAGAGTATCTATGTGAGGATAATGAGAGCCCGCCGACTATAACAGGCTACCTACCTGATATGGGACGGCCCCGCTCTGGCGCCGCCTGGTACTGTCTAGATACTACTGAGTATCTGCATGACTATAATCTAAATATATATCACGAGCGCTACCCTACCCTGGGTATACTAGATCATAGGGGTATAGCTACGCCTCAGCATATAGAGACACTAGCTCAGCTAGAGTTCTTACCCTACTTCTATCATCCTCTTATCGCAGCGCGGGCCTGTTATCTTATAGAGCCCCGCCCTGTCTGGTTAGAGGCCTTCCTATCATCTGATATTAACAGGAGATTATTTAATGTCTGCTAACCTATCTATGCTTATTAGTCTTAATCTAGAGTATCTAATGAAAGAGTACCCTGATAAGCCATTCCATGTGTATCTCTGTCAGATGGATGCAGCTCTATGTGAGAGAGTAATCGAGGAAGAGCCGCCCGCCTCTTTACTTGAATTGCTTCCGCGTATCTTCATAGAGATCAACGACCTATTATCTCCTAACTTTATAAATAAGGATGTGCGCTTCTTTGACAATGCCAAGGTAGAAAAGGTGCTCGGAGCACAACCTAACTCTGTAATTCAATTTTGCGAGGGTCGCCTAGCGTATTATCAAGAAAGAAACGTTCTATTAATTAAGGACTAAATTAGCTAAATGCGATGAACAGCAACCATTTGCCAAATATCCATCCCGGTGAAATCCTCAAGTTAGATTTTCTGGAACCGTTCAATATTACCCCCTACAGACTGAGCAAAGATTTAAGCGTAGCTCAAACTCGTATCGGTGAGATTTTAGCGGGTAAGCGTAGTATCACTGCGGACACAGCTTTGCGTCTGTCACGATATTTTGGTAACAGTCCTCAGTTTTGGCTGAATCTTCAAACAGACTACGATCTCCGTCAAGCTCAGGCAAAGAATGCCGAAGTTTATAAGCACATTCCCGTCACTCCATTTATAGATGTAGCTTAGGGGACTAATTTTATCTGGGAGGGGGGACAGGATTAGTGGGGACGGTGGGACTGGGGGGATTTTCGGGTTTACGGACTTGGGGGACGGGTAACAGATAGAAAAGTAGGGCCTAGTATGTATTAACTACGCAGAACCTAACGTATATTGTAGAGTAGAGGACAAATGTTTACTATTAATTATCGCTATCTAGTAGAAGCACAGGAGTATTATAAACAGAAGGGCTATAGAGTAGTCGACCTAAAATGGGTCGTGCCCCGCCATATTGGCTCTGTAACATCACCAGAGCCTAATAGTCAGGCTTCTTATAATTGTTCCGACACTCTTGTACTGGTAGGTAGCGCAGAACAGACCTTCATCTATAATGCGATAAATGGACATTATCAGGCAGGTGACGCACTGCAAGCTATTACGCCGTGTTTTCGTCCACTGGATAATGATGATTATAGCTATCCTTACTTCATGAAGCTGGAGTTATTTGTGTACAAGGGTATGCCTGGTATGACTGAAGATACTATCTGTACTGATGCATACCAGTGGATGCTACATTATATTAATCCACATAATCTCAAGTTCGTGCATTGTGCCGATGAGACAGATATAGTCTATACCCCATTGAATCTAGAGCTGGGTTCTTATGGTAAGCGCTCCTATGAGGACCACTGGTGGTATTATGGCACTGGTATAGCTGAGCCCCGCTTCAGTGTAGCAGTTAATGACTCCTTCCGGCCCGGCTATCACTCTAGTCCTATCCCTAAATATTTTCCTAATACGCTGGATAAGATATACGAGGAGCTGCTCGAGTGTCGCGACGTCACTAATTCATTATTGAGGCAGTGCGAGTTAGCTGATATACTACTCGCTGTTGAGCAATATGCTGTATCTCAATACGGTGAGGCAGGATGGGATGCTATTAGGGATATGGCTAAGTTAACACAACGCGCCTTCGCCGCAGATAAACGATAGCGCTCCCCGTTCCACTAGAGTCAATGTCAAATCATTATTATTGATATACTGGGAGGTTAAGATGGATGATGCACCGTTAGTTATAGGGTTGGCTCTCGCTCTTGTTACAATAATTGGCTTGTTGTTTAATGACTTAACTTGACACTCCTCACGTTGTTGTCGAGGGTAGTCTAGTGTCAACCCGTCGTAAGTAGATCTACAATTTCTTAAGGAGTCTCTATGCTTAGTATTCAAGTTCGTCAGGGTGTATTTGAAACTAATAGTTCGAGCACCCATAGTATATCTATTCCCTGTCAGACTAGTCTTACTATCCCTGAATTAATACATTTCGAGATTGGCGAATTTGGTTCTGATACTAGTGTCCTGAGTTCTATAGCAGCCAAGGCCAGTTATTTATACACGGGCTTCGCTGCTAACGATAGGATGAAAGACGCCTATAACATGATACTCTACCTGCTATCAGAGGGTATTGCTGTAACTGCCGAGGATGTAGTATATGACGAATACGAAAGTCTTAATGATGGCTACATGGACCACGCCAACGAGTTGAATGGGTTCCTCGATGCTATTGTAGCTAATAAGGATATGATGATGCGTTATCTATTCTCGCCCTATAGCTTTATCCTAACCGGTAGTGATAATGACTACAGTTATGTGATTGATAATAAAGCAGTTATGGAGTATGCTAGCGACTTCTTTTACAAGGGCAATTAGATATCACTAGCTAAAGCTCGTCTAAACTAATTTACCAGAGGAAAATCAAATGTTGCCAAAAGACTTTATTAAAAAGGGGGCCAGGGTATGGGCAGTAATTCCCCACGAGGATGGTACATGGGGAACTATTAAATCAGTCGGGCGAAAGTATATAGTGGTTGATAACAAGAAGTTTGATATTGATACTCACCGTCAAGTAGGAGATTGGGAATGCGAATTATATCCTTCTCCAGAAGCCTACACAGAAGAGCGTAGAGGTGAATGCCTCATCGAAAAGCTCCGATGCACGTTGAGCCATTCTAATGTTACCGCTGGATGGTTCGGGGGGATAGATAAATTAATCGAAGCCTGCGAGATCATGGGGATTAATACTGATTATCCGTAATTCTATGAATAAGTTTAATGAAACGACAACTTTAGCGCATTATACCAATGGTGACTATGAGTGTACTCTATATGCTGATGGTACCCTGGTTCGTACTACAAGTGTGGTTGGGGCCCGCCCCGCCTATCCCTGCTCTATAGATATTAAGATCACTGACTACTGTGATATGGGATGTAAATATTGTCATGAGAGTTCTACTCGTAATGGTAGACACGCTGACCTAACACGGTTACTCGATGTCCTTAGTGATATACCTGCTGGGGTCGAATTAGCAAACGGAGGGGGTAACCCACTATCTCATCCTGATATAGTGGATTACCTAGTAGAACTTAAGGCCCGCGGGCTTATAGCTAACATTACTGTTAACCAAGGTCATCTACATCGCTACGTTACTATAATAAAGGATATCATAAGCCAGGAGTTAGTGCGGGGCCTCGGTATCTCAATCACTAGTAGTAACTATAGCAGTCTGATACCAGTACTGAGTCTCTCAGATAACATCGTGTATCACATCATCGCTGGTATCCATCCCGTTAGTATAATCGATGAGTTGGTTAGTCTTAGCGCTGCAACCAGTAAGGTACTCGTACTAGGCTATAAGAACTTCGGCTTCGGTATAGATTATCATAGCCCTGAGGTAGATGCAGGCATAGCGCAGTGGCGGCGTCTCCTACCCTCTCTTATAGGCAGGTGTAATCTCTCCTTTGATAACCTGGCTATCGAACAGTTAGAGCTCAGACGTTTATTCACTGATGAGGGGTGGGCCCGCTTCTATATGGGCGATGACTTCCAGTTCACTATGTATATTGATGCGGTTAAGCAGCAGTATGCTCCTACTAGTCGTAGTTATAACCGCACGTCATTCGACTCTACTTCACTAATCGATTACTTCCAGGCAGGCTTCTCATGCACATCAAGCTAGGTGATGAGATTAATAATAAAGTAGTTACTAATATAGCATATCAATCAACGTATCCTAAGTCAGCGGGTTATAGTTATAACACGAAGGGTAACCCCTACGTTAATCATAAGAACAAAGTGGTTGTCACGTTAGATGATAATACTGAACTAACTTGGAATCCCTGGTTGTTTCAATTCAATTAATTATTCTCAGTGTAGCAGGCGTTATGTGCTATAATGATAATATACTAGTTGGTGATTATCTTGATTAAATTTATATGTGGGATAGACCCAGGTTTAGCTGGGGGGCTTTGTATACTACAAAAGGGTGATACCCATAATGTAGTTGATGTTAGAATCATGCCAATTACCAGCACCTCTGATAAGGATATAAACATGGGGGTAATTAAGAATTACCTGTCTTATCATAAACCTCATCTTACTATTATTGAACGCCAGATAGTAGTCCGGCCCAAGATGGTTGAGGGAAAGGAACAGCACCAGGGTCTGGGTTCTGCTGCTAAGACTATGCTTAACTATGGGAAACTAATTGGCCTATTGGTGGGTATAGGTCTGAGTTATGTAGTAGTAGATTCCCGTGAGTGGCAAGCGCACTATGCCGATATGGCCCCGCCTATTAAATGGACCTATAATAAACCTACTAAGACACGCAGCGTATCTATTGCTGTGGATCTCTATCCTGCTGTTAATTTATTCAGGACTCCTCTCTGCCACAAGCCCCATGATGGTATGGCTGAGGCACTATTATTAGCTCATTATGGCGCAGAGGTTATCGATGACCTCTAATATTATTACTAGTCGATCTGTAGCAGAACGCCCGCCCTACTACTCTGTTAGTGCACTGCGCGTATATCGCCGCTGTGGGATGGAGTTCTATCATAAATATGTTGATCTCAATAGGAAGAGTGGGGCTACGCGCTCTACTCTATTGGGTAACCTAGTGCATGAGGCCCTCGAGTTATACTATGATCCTGAAGTAGAACATGACTATAATCTAGAGCAGTGTCTCGAGGAGACCTACATAAGCGCGCTTATGGCCGCTGGTGTCATTGTATCTAATACGCCTGCGTCGGACCAGACCACTATCTCCAGTTACTTAATGGGCCTAGTAGATGGTTATGCAGTGTTGCATAACAGAGCCCGCGCTGACTATAAGGGTCCCGATGCCATACGCACCGCTGCCGGTAAGGTGAGTAGCGCCTATCAGTCTACTACTGCATGGAAGCAGGCAGAGGAGCCCCTCCTTGCTCTACGGCATGCAGCTAATGAATATATGCTTATGCTTAATCCTGAATTGGATACTGAGCTTGATGTTATTGGCGCACTGACTGATGCGTTTAACCTATGTCGGGCCTTTATTCCTCCTAAGGAGTTTAAGCGCACTATCTATGTTGAGTTACCTATTAGTGAGTATAACGACGGCACTATAATCAATGAAGTGCCTATGCCACCTGACTGCGGCGGTGATGCCGGTATCAACCTCCTGGGCTTCATTGACTGGGTGGGAATTACCTCTCATGGCCTAACTATAGTTGATTATAAGACCAGTAAGTCTGCCTATACTACAGATAAGCTGGCGTATAATCCTCAGCTCTGTGCCTATGCCTATGCCTATGAGAAGTTGACAGGCACTCGCGTTGATGCTATGGGTATCTATAACGTCAGGGAGGGTAATCTGGTACTAACGCCTATTGACCGCAGCATCATGGATCGTGTATTAACTTCATTCTTTGGCACGCACAAATTAATCACGGCGGGCTTCTATCCTCACCACTACCCTGAGGATAATTATAGTCCCTGTCTCGATTCCTTTGGTAAGCCTTGTCCCTATCTCCATGATTGCTACCCTGAGCTCGCAGAGGAACAGAGTCTACTCGATCTCTATATTAATGAATTGACATACTGTAATTCAGTACGATAAGATTAATGGGTATATAGAGGATACGTATGCCCAAACCTAACCCCTGGCTTGATGAAGTAAAGTATTACCTGCGTAAGAAGTTCTATCAGCAGATTGATTTCGAGTCTGCTTGCTACAATCGAACATTCTCATATGATACAGTGCGTAAGTGCATGTATTTAATTATGAGAACTAGCCCCGATATATACAGGCATGCTGCCTGGCTCTGGGCTACGCAACGCAGTCGCAATGACATCGCGGGCGGTCTTAATGTAGATAGTAGTACCATTAAGCGTAAGTTTGATGCTTTTGCTATCCAATTACTTAATTATCTGATTCATCCTGATATCATGCCTGCATTAGGCCCCATCGATATTCGTATGCAGATGGAGGAAGAGGATAAGCACATCAGAATACCTGAGATCGTCGAGGGTAATGTGTATACGGCCGCTGATTATTTGAATAGCGTGGTAGATGATGGCAGACTACACTAATATACTGCAGGAACTACGAGACTGGAAGAATGACTTTGGTAGTCTACTTGATAGTAAGCAGCTTATAGGAACTATTGATTGGCAGCCCCTCTGGGAACGGTTAGTAGCTCTAGAGAGATTATTCAATGATCCTGTAATATCTGAACCACTGGATAACTATAAGGTGGCTCTCCGCCACCCTATTGATGCCTGTGGGATGACAGAATTTGTTGTGCAGATGGTAGAGAAGGGCTCCAGTGAGAATGATATATCCCGCGCCTTATCTATGCACGGTGTTGATCTTACAGCGCGCCAGGTAGGTGAATGGGTAACCGCCTATAGAAGCGCGCCTATAATGGAGAGAGTAGAGTATCCTTATGGCTCTGTATTTGATACTCAGACACAGCTACAGACTATATTCAATGATCTTAAAGCAGGTATTATAGCTCTCGAGTCGGCTGATAATGAACCATTTTTTAAGGCTAGGAAAGTCAAGGAGGAAATATGGGTATCTATGTTGCAGGAGCAGCGTCAACTACTGAAGGATGCGCGCTCACTGATGGAGACTGTCAAGCAATTCGAGGCCATAGACCGATTCAAGCAAATTGTAATAGAGGAGGTGAACAAGGAGAATCCAGCTATAGCGAGTCGTATCTACCGGCGTATACAGTCGGCCAAGACACTCCTCAATACGTTGGAGCCCCTCGCATAGTGACATCACAGTATAGCACGCATATACTAGATGAATACTTTCTTTATAATAGCCTCAATGTATTCATCGGTACATTTATATTTAGCCTAGGTGGTAGTATTAATTATGATAGATGTGGTTATACTTTCTATCAGGACATTCGAATAGGCTTTATCTATTGTGCTATTATCTGGTCTAGTCAACGCCCATTTCATCTGAAAATTAGAGGTAGGCTCATTGAAAACAAACTATCACGGCGGGAAGTATCTCAGATGGAACAATAGGGCGATAGTAAAAACAGTACAAAAAGCTAGTCGAGTGTTGTCGCACTGCCCAGCTTGAATTCAGTAAACGTTCTACCTATCGCTTCCCGCCTTGATTATCTCCACCGTAGAGTTTTACCAGTTCTGTTACGGTACGGAGAAAAACGAACTCGTAGGGCTTGATCTCGCCCAGAGCTATGCCGTAAGCAAGGGGCTAATCTCAATAATGCAAAGTTAGGAAAGAGCCAGTACCCCTGCGGATACTGGCTCTTTATTCGTCCATGTCCTCCTCATCTTAGCTTATTAGAGTAGATTGAGTCAAGCTAATAATGTTAGGGATTCCTGACACGAGGGCCTAACCCATACGTAACATTACCTCTCTATCAAGTTTACCATCTAATCTATTGACCCAGAGACTATTATCGTCACTGGGTCTTGTTGTGACTGTTACTGTATTACCATTCTGCTCGGCGCTGGTCTCCTGAGATATTAGGGCTATATGGCCCCGTCGTGTTGCCTCCTCTGCTATCTCCTTCAGCTCGGGGCTGAAGTTACCATTATTGTTTATAATGGCTCGAGATTGAGTAGCGGGTGCAGGCCCACCTACTGTCTTACTAACGGCTATGGCTAGACGGGCCACCTCTGTATTATAAGGAGTAGCTGACTGGGCTAGCTTATTCATAGTGTCTGATACAATAGCGCGAATAGCCGCCATGTTGTTCTTATACTGGCCTAGCATCTGCTGCCTAGCGTATACTTTTATGGAGCCCCAATCACTACTGGCCCGCGCTGACTTGATCCAGCTGGTCTGTCCGAATATCTCTACGTTGAAGAGACGGGCCCGTCGTGCTATCTCTCTCTCTGTGAATGGATCTAGTAGTTGTATGTTACTATCTCCTCCATCAGGTGTCGGTAACAGCATAGCTGCCGTCCTATTACCGGTAGAGTCCTTGCTAGCTTCGGCCCATCTATCCGCGTTGTATTGAAAAGCGCGCCCTGGCATAGCTAGTGTCATGCCACCTGGCCCTTGTTTATAACGCGCTAGTAGATAATCTGTTGGCGTGACGAACATATTCAACCCTGTTATCTTACCCATACCCTCTACTGCGGCGCTACTACCACGAGCCAGTGTCTCGTGTACACCTGGGACAGCAGATATGGCCGTCCCTCCTAGGAAGCCCCCCAGGCCTGATTTAGCTATTAGACCCCAGCCCGCGCCCTTGAACCAACTTGCAGCCGCCCCGACTAGTGACATTACACCTAGTGCCATACCTATACCTGATGTAATGACGCCCTTGATCTCATCATTACCCAGTGATAGGACGCTGGGTATCTTATCTCCTATTATGTCACCTATAGCTCTATCTACGCCGGCCCAGAATCTCTCACTAGCCTCACTGAAGTCCTGCCAGGCATTGCCCTTGGTGGCTGCCTCTAGGTGTTTATAGCCCCACGCAAATAGTCCTGTTGCTATACCTACACCTATTGCTACCACCCCTATTGCTGCTACTAGAGGGGCGGCTACGACTGCCGCGCCTATAGCTCCTATTGCTTTAGCAGCCATTAGACCTGTGACTATACCAGTTATGGAGTTACGCACTGTCATACCAGCATGCTCCTCAAGTAGCTGTCTCTCTGCCTCAGTGTATAACTCATCTCGTTGAGATCGGCCGAGTCTTATGAATGCACTACCCACATCTAGACTCTCTATGCCCCCCCAGGCTGTCATAATGCCGCCGCCTAATGCCTGAAGCGATCCCCGTGCGCTGAGCCGCGCCTTAAAGAATGGGTAGACCTTTATCTCTGAAGGGTCAGCTATGGGGGCCTTACCGCTATCCCAGTGGAATATACGCTTCCATTGAGGTGCCTTCTTCCGCTCTATATCTATAATGCCGCCCTGCTTATTGGCCCAGTCCTCTACTCTCTGATTGCGACTACGCAATACTTCTATATCAGTAGTGGCCCCCGCCATTATCAGCGCCCTCTCCTTTATCTCCTTGAATAGGAAGCCTAGTTCATTTAGTACGCTAGCGCTTATGATGCGTATCTGTTCGTCTGATGTCAGACCACGGAAGCGCGATGATATCATGAAGGCATCACCAGGGCGGGGGTTAAGGGATATCTTACGTATAACCTCGCGCTCTATCGTCTCCTCGATGACCTGGCGTATACGACGTCTTAGGAATGAGTCAGCATCTCCATACTGTATCTTGAATGTCTCCTCGCTTAATCCTAGTAGTGAGTAGGCCTTCTGTGAGAAGGGGGCGGGCCCGTTATTAATTGATATATCGCTATCTAGTAGGTTTAGTATCTTAGTTAGGAAGCTATCGGGCCCGTTGCTTATAGCGTCATCTAGACTATCTACTAATTTACGTATTAGATCGTCCCTATCAGTTATACTGCGTACAGTGCTCTCGTTTATAATAGGGGCATCGTATACGCGCGCCATTAGAGTATCCATCCCGTCATTTGCAGTCATGCTCATGGAAGTATTGAGGAAATAACCTATTCTCCTCCCTACCTCTCCGCCCATGCCATCAGGTGGACTGGCGTGTAGCGTATAGGTGAAGCGGCCCCGCTTTACCTCATACTTCATGCGGTTCTCTCCTAGGGGGCTCTTAGCCTGAGGTGCCGTTATAATAAAGTGTTCTGCCCCCTCACTGGCCCACAGAACACGCAGCTCAGTCATAACGTTATCTATAGCTCGTGCCTGCTTACCTCCCTCTAGTACGCCAAATAAACTCATCATCGCGCCTATAGCGCCCGCAATCATAGTGGCTGCAACGCCCCCAGCTAGACTCGTCATAATGGGTGTGTTGATTAGTGGTATCTTACCCCAGAAATTAACTAAGAAGGACCCTATCGTCCCCAGGATATTGCTCTCCTCTGTCCTCATTGATGTAGGCGCGCCCATCTCTAGCCAGTCTCCATCTGCAGCATATATATCTACCCGTCTACCCCCTGTACGCCGTTCCGACGAGTACTTAATGAAGTTCTCGTACTGTACGAAGTTGAGGGGGTTAGCCACTCTGGATGTTAGACCAGGGAATGCAGTTTCTGCTAATAGTCGCATGTCTCCCTTACTCAACGATGCAATTAGCGTGTCTAGATATGACTTGGGTTTCTTACTATCCCGGGGATTCATACCATCAGGATTACCTAGATTAGTCATCTCAGATACTAGTGACTCGGGCCGCTGATATGCGAAGTTGCGTATTACCTGCAGGCGACTACTCAACGCTATATTCATCAACGGATCCGCTCTATAGAGGGCCAGGCTGGCTCTATTAAGTGGGCTAGTTACGCGCCGGCGGTTCTTATCAGTCAGTGGGTCTAATCGTGCTGTTAGACTAACTACGCTGATGGCCATAAACTTGCGCTGATCCTCTGATAAGTTATTCATCGAGGCATCAGTTATATTAGCCTTACGGTAGTCGCGCGCGTATAGCTGGCCCATGGCCCCTGCCTTGACCATCTTGAACATATAGGCTGGCGCTGTAGAATATACTGCCGTACTGATGTCCTGGTTAGTAGACTGTAGCTGCATGTAGAAGGTCTGCCGCGAGCCTAGCTCTCCCTCTCGCACACTAGTACCGAATACTAGGACACTCATAAATGGGTTACTGGCATTTAATACAAAGCTGCTGCGTAGGTTATCTATTGCAATACTCATACGCCCTACGCTGCTCTCTATGGGGTTGATTAAGCGCACGCCGCGCTTACGCTTATAGGCGCCATCTGCCATTACAATCAGAGGCTCCAGGGGATCCGGTGCCACAGCTATATCCCGTCGTGTGACTAGGCGGAATGCATTAGACACGAACTCCAGCGGCGTGCCATCCATAGCGTTATAGAAGCCCGCTGTTGCTTCCTCCTGACTACCTGAGCCAGATAATATAGCACCTACACCTAATAGAAGAGCAGTAGCGGCTATGTTCACGGTGCCTAGCGCCGCTGCAGAACGCAATAGTCTATTACCGCCGGGCCCCAGTATTCTGGCGTTTCTATACTTGAGGTAGTCTCGGTTATCTACTAGGGTGCGTAGGTTCTCACCGTAATCTGTTAGTCTATAGTTATTTGCCTCGTCTATAATGTCCCGTACCTGGAAGTTAGATGGCCGTCGGCCGTGTTCATTCATAGCATTATGGTATGCTGTGCCATGAGTTGTCTTCAGGTGTTCATCTAGTAAATCAAAGCTATGATAGCCCCGTCGATTATTACGGTAGTCTGATAGGTAGGTCTCTACAGTATTAAAGTCAGATCGTATGTCCCTCTCAAGAGAGGCTAGACGTAGCTTGCGTAGCACACCTAGTGGGTTCAGTGGGTGCATCTTACCTACCTTGGCCCTCATTCTACGATACCGCTCTATAGTAGCGCCTGGGTCTAGCCCGAGGTCTGCTAGTTCTACTACTGCCATAGCGTTCACGCCAGCATAGAGCCCTACTGTAGCTAGTCGAGTTATGACATTGTCGTCCATGCCCTCACTTATATTCCACCCAGTCTTAGTCTGGAATAGGGCCGCTGTAGTGCCAAGAAGTAGTGGCATGCGATAGGCCCGCCATCTGCGTAGACCCGTATGCATACCGCGGGCTATCTTAATATCATCCATACCTGTTATTCGCGCTACACGAGATTGTAGCGCCGCTACCTTCTTACGCCATGGATCGTGCTTCATAGCGAAGGAATATGCGAAGGCCAGAGAAGTACCTACAAGTAGAGAACTTGTTAGTGGACTCGTGCCCGTTAGTCCAAATAGTACGCCTAGCACAGGCGGTACAATAAAGTTACTCAGAGCTATGACCTTAGCTAGTCTTCTATCTAGCTTGTCGAATCCCTGTAGTGCTCCGTAACTAAACCCCGCCATTGTGTCTATTACCTTACCTGAGTAATGCCAGAAGGAGCCCGCCGCAGTTCGTGCACCTGCTATGGGTATATTCATAGCCCGGCCGCCCCAGTCATCTACTAGTACTGCTAAGTTAGTCATCTTATTGCTGAGATCCTTCGCACCCGCACCTATCGTGGGATCGCGTAGTATCTTAGAGCGCGCATACTCTGGTAACAGAGCAGACAGACTAACTAGACCCGCCGTTAACGATACTGCTAATGATACATTACCAGCGCTCTGTATGTAATTAATAACGTTATCCTTCTCCTGGTTATATATGAAGGCCTCAGCATAAGGCTTATTAGCGTCGAAGGCCAGGGGGGCTGACACGCTCATAGAGATACCCAGTACAGGTGCTGATTGTACCCCCATACTATAACTGTATACGCCCTTATCTATCTCAGAATCACGGCGCCGTGACTCCGCTATGAAGAACTGTATGTAGGACGTGGGGGCCTGACTCGCGTAGACCTCTATAGTTTTGGCCCGTCGACTTATAGCTGCTACTGGTGTGTGAGCGCTAATACGTCCTGCTACGAATGCAGACCATGCCTCTAGAGTCCTCTCAGTTCTATTGCCAACTAGCCCGCCTGCATCGACCCTATTGAGTACTGATTGTTTCCATGCCTGGAGACTACCTACTGTTGCGTAATTCTCGTCTAGTACCTGTCCCTCTTGTCCTGTCATGCGGTTGAAGGTATTCATTATAAAGTTACCTACACCAGTGATGACGCGGGGGGCCCATAGTAGCGCTGCTGTAGTTAGACCCCACGTCATGAATCTATTACCCTTCTTGACTAGAGTGCCTCGCTTCAGTACCTCCTCCGCCTCTGCGGATATTAGACGACTGCCACCACTGGCATACAACTCATCGCTGAGACTATACCGGTTAATAGCCATACTGCCGAATACCTCACTACCTACATAGCCCCCGGCTACTGCTAGCGCTGTATAGGCGGCCCCCATGACGGGCCCCTCGAGTACTAGATTGCGGTTATTGTAGCGCACCTCCTCTACGTCGACAGCACCGAACTGTAGGTTAATAGAACGCAGGAAGCTAGGCCCACTGGCATCTAGTATATTAGCTAGGCCAGTCTGTACGTTCATAAGGGCTAATACAGAGGCACCTATAATACCCTTATTGCGGAAGAACGATGAGGTCAGGAAGCGACTATTACGCCCTGATATTAACCTGAATAGATCCTCTTGAGCTGCCGTAGCCCCCGCTGCCCGTTGTACTGCTTGCTGATAGTGAGGACTATTCTGTATGGCCTGATTGTAGACTATCAGCTGATCTACAAACTTAGCAACTAACTGGCGCTGCTCCGGAGTTTGTGCATTACCTATCTGACGACTACCTTGTCCGTTAATGCCTACCTCCCATGTTAGTAGGTTCTCTACTAACATCTGTCTCTCTAACTTCATGAGTTCTTTATACTCTACAGCTAGATTAGTAGTTGCTATGGGTCCTATACCCATAAATAAGTTATTGCCCTGGAGGCGCGCCTTAGTAGAACGCATTACTCCCCCCAGCATAGCACCTCCTCGCATGAGGAGACCCTTCATACCGCTAGTGTTATTCTCGCTACTACTGACTATGTAGTTGAGGCTCTGGCTTCCAGTACCTAAGATTCTATGGAAGGATTCTGCCATCTCACTAAAGCTGAATACCTCTGCCATACTCACAAAGGAGCGGCTGTCTTCCTTACCCTGTCCCCATCCCCAGCGCCAGGGTGCAGCAGGTAGACTAGCCCCTACCTCGTCAATTAGTATTGCTAATTCTCGTTGTCTCTCAAATCCTATGTTAGTGGCCTTGAGCGACACTAGGAATGGCTCCATCTCACGCGAGACTGGGTTAGGCCTCTCTTCAAAAGTGGCCTCTAGACCAATAGGGCGCCGTAATGAATCGTGGAAGGCATCCGCAGAGCGCCTTAACTTAATGTCCTCTGCACTCCCCCTCTCATAGGGATTCATAACATCTAGTATGAAGGGCTTAGTTATATACTCGAAGAAGGTGGACCCCCTCTCTCTATAAAATAGGTTATTGAGAGCGGGCAATGTATTTATACGATTAGTGTAATAGTTGTCGAGGGTGCCTCCGCTAAGCCCCTGAACCTCTTGCATGTATTTAGCTAACTCGAAATTATCGACGGGGGAAAAGTCTAGTATAGGCGTGTGCTGAGGATATCTTTTTCCTCTTGTCTTCTGTACAGCGCTGTCGATAGTGCCCTGGACCATCGACTTATTTAGTTCTGCAGTTATATAGCCTAGGGGTATACCTACACTGAAGTATAGCCCCATACTGGCCGCTGTAGTCATTACAAAGCTACTAGCAAATGTAAGCGCATTCTCGTATACACCAGCCACCGGTACCATACTATCGCGCGTCTCATCGTAGTCGAAGAACGTGCCGTAGTATGTCAGTGTTCTATCTAGTACTGCACCGAAGGCCCCCGTTATACTAGGTAGGGCCCCCACCTCATCCTTATATAGCCTGCCGAAGCCGGCCATGATAGTGTATTCATTAATGAGAGAGCCTAGGCCTGGTGATAATAGAGCTCTATCGTAATCGCGGACCTGGTCTGGCACAGCACTGGGGGCCCCACTTAGCGCAGCGCGCGCTAGGTAGTTCTGCGTAGCTATGCCCGGCCTATTGGTATAAGACTCTAATGATTCTCTCCAGTCTAAGTGCCCGCTTACTCGAGCGCGGGCTGCGTTATTGATAGCCACCTCATAGAAATGAGAGGCCCCCAGGAAGCTGGGTAGTTGAGATATAGTAGTACCAGTAGTAGCACGTATAAATGACTTATTGGTATAACCCATCTGCGTCATCGCTATATCGGAGACGTTGAACTCATTATCAGACAATAACATGCCCTTATAATACGAGAAGGCAGCGGGGTCATCCTCGCTAGTCAGCCGTATCATGATCTCCCTATTGTGCTGAGCACTGAAGCGTCGAGTGCCCATATAGAGTACATCGGTGCCATTCTCGTCTATATTCTCAAATAGGTGTTTATTATAATGAGTACCTACGTTAGAGCCCACTATAACACCGGCCTGCTGCAGGCGATGGTGTACATTGGAATCTACCTGGCCACTAGTAGCCATTAATATTGGTATGTCGGAGGCCCGCTCTACTATAGTGTTCTCGAAGTTCTCTAGTCTGGCGTAGTGAGTCCTATCTAAATTATTATCTCGACTGATGATTTCTCCATCATCATCTCTTGCTTGAGCTAGGCTCCAGCTTGCTGGGCTCAGTACTATGCCATTGGCCCTCTGCGCGTCGCGGGTCATGGCTAATATAGCTTCTGACTCACCTAAGATGAATCTATTGCTAGAAGTATCTAGCTCCCTGCCCTCTGCTAGGGAACGCATATAAGTGCGGAGTTCAGTAACAAACTTAGGGTTAGTGGTTTCGTAGAATACATCCTTTTTATCAGACTTAAGGCCTATGTCAAGAAGACTACTATTAGTATTCCTGAGCATTACGCCAGCGCCCATGAGTAGAGGAGCGGCTATAGCTCCTACTATACCTAGTCGGGGGGCCCTGCCTGATATTATAGCGCCGGCTCCTGCGATACCTGATACTACCGCTCCTATCTCGAGGGCATTAGTTCCGTACTCTGTTATATAAGGGGCCGTGTGTATTCTACCTACATTGGTACCGTCTTCTCTGGTGATCAACTCGAGTTTAGAGTGCATCAGCGTAGTACCCTGATCATTATCAGCAGTATAGGGTATGACGTCTAGATTATCAGATGCCGCCTTTAATGCCTCTGACTCTCTCTTAGATATAGTCATGTCAACTACGACAGTACCACCTACCTTATCATATAAATCCATCTCATTAGTAAATATACCCTCTGCCATCTTTATATATGGCTTCATGCTCTGATAGAATTTATCTTGCCTCTCTTGGCCTATTGTCCTGAAGCTCTCTTTATTAAAAGTATCGTGTAATAACTCTAGGGTAAAATCCGAGTGGAACCTATTGTGTGAAAACAAAGCTGCTTGTAGAGTACCTGGGCGCGCATCTCTTAGAAAGCGCTGAGTCTCACTAAGAGATGACACGCCGAATCGGCTAGAGTGGCCCTCTAGTGAACCAACACCAGCCGATGGGTATTTACCCGCCGCCTCTATTTGTTTTAGTAGATCCGATTCCACTGTTCATTGACCTCTATATTATCTGTATAGGAGACCTCTACCGGCACTACCGGTGTATCGTATTCTACTACTACGGGATCATTATTAGGTAATTGTATCTCTGCCTTGAAGCGCTCTGCTCGACTAGTGCTCTGGTCCTTGACGGTGTAATCTACACTAGCACCCAGTGCATCTTTAACAATGATGCCTGTCAGTATATCGGGGTAATCGAATAAACTAATTATATTGTCTACCGGTGTCACCTCTATACGCTCGCGGCCGGTAGACGTACCTATCCACCAGTATCGTGTGTCTACTAATGACTCTTGATAGTCCAGGACTACGCGCCCTGGTACCTTAGATTGTTGTCTCCATCTCCAGATCTCTATCTTATAGGCATTCTCTAGTCTGAATGCCTCGCTGGCTCGCGGCGTGCTGTACTGGGGGTAGGCTAGCGGTATATACTCTGGCTCGCAGGGGGCCAGCAATAAGCGTAGTGGTATAGTCGACTGGAGGTGTATTCTCTGACTGGTGCCAGGCGTGACCCCACGGAGAGAACGCGGCGGTGTGATATACAGGTAGTATCGCCACGAGCTGAATAATTCCTGGAACTTAAATACAACTGGAGATAATTTCATTATGGTTATGGCGCGCCTGGGGACAGCTTTTAATACATCATGGATTAGATGAGCTTATCTATTGTGGACTTGACTATATTGAGGGCCGCCGCTTACGCGCTGCTAGTAGTAAGCCCTTACCGCGAGCTGTAGTTAGTTCTCTATTCTTCTTGAGTGTCTTGCTACTGATACTCTTAATGCCACTAGAACTCATACTGAATCCCATGAGAGTGCTGTCCTCCTTAACACAGTTGAATACAGCGTTGACTACAGCATCTATTATGTCCTTACCACTGGCCCGCTCGTTGTGAGTTATCTTACCACTAGCCAGTTGTAATATACCGCCCATCTCGGCCATCAGACTATGCGTCCAGGTACTATCGCGAGGTAGTATCAGTCGACCCTCATTGAGTAGTTGTCGCGTTAGGTTATAGTAACTCAGCTGCGCTGTATTAGTGGTACTCATCTCAGTAGAGCGTATGCCGTGAGCGTGTAGTCGTTGTATAGTGGACTGAGATTGGTATGAGTCAAATGAGCAGAGACTAATATGGCGGGCCTGACATATATGCACTAACTTCTCTTCTATATCTAGGTAGGAGACTATACGTTGTATGCCCCTCCCCCTATCATCTCTATCACTATAGGGCTTCCACACTAGTAGACCATCTACTATGACACCCCATCTACCATCTTCTAGTTTAGTGCTCCTTACGAAGGCAATAGCGGCGCTATCCTTCTTGAGCCCATAGTCTACGTGTAGATAGGAGCGACCCTCACTGAGTCGTTCTAGTCTATTTATCTGCAGTGATACGTAATGGCGAGTATCATCACCATTGGCTATATCCAGTGGTATAGAACGCGCATCCAGACAAGAGAGACCCTTAACTGCCTCCTCTATATACTCCTTCTGGAAGAAGGAGCCGTGCCTACTAGAGCGTATGCCCTCATACTCCAGAGCTGCTGTCACAGGATCGCGTATGTAATCCTCACTATTCTTGAGGTTATACTCACTGACCTCTGGTCGTAGATTGATGTCCCAGGTGCGTAGGCGGAATGCCACCATGCGAGCATCGCGTGTCGCTACCTTATAGAGATTCTGTATGTAGTCCCCCTCACCCCAAGCAGAACTAATGGCTATCTTCTTACCTTTATCACCGAAGGTACTCAGCCCCTTAGCTACGTTACTCCATATATCATCTGCCTTCGATTCCCCTAGCTCGTTATACTCGAAGCGGGCCGCCTCATCTAGAACTAACATCTTGAGAGAATAACCTACTAGGGACTGCGAGTTAGTGTGTTTAGCGTAGATGGCTATATTCTTAGTCGGGCAACGTATCTCCTGCGTGAGTATCTCTATCTGACCACTGTTCACTAGCCCCTTGAAGTACGCGCTCTGGCTAGCGTAGCCCCTGATTGCGCCGAATAGTGTCTCATTGACCTGGGCCCCGCTTCGCGCTATAACAAATATAGCTATAGGGGATCCACTCAGGAGACCATAGTGCTTAGCTGGGTTATCTAGGTTGATAAGGCAATAGAATTCATAGAGCACGCATATACTTGCTAGCACGCTCTTACCTCCTCGTCGCCCGCACTCTAGTACCATGTTGACGTAGGGGCGGTCTGGTACCCAGGTGGTTACATCTTGCTCAGCCCATCGTTGTAATATAGCTAGCTCATCTTCTGGTAGGGGCTCATTATAGAGAGCGCGCAGTATAGCTCTCTGAGGCGGGAATAATGTATCGCCGGGGGCCAGTAGATACTGCTCTGCAAATTCAACTATACCTATAACGTGATTAGTCCTAACCTGAGCTAGGCCCTCATACACTAACTCATCGAATAGTTCTATTGGATCCAGCTTACGTTTACGCGCCAAGTGTCACCTCCATACACATATTCTTAGTCTCTGTGTATTCTGTTATGTCTATGTCAGGTTGTATGGCCTTGACTAAATTAGGATTCTCATTTATAGCAACATAGAATACGTCACCTTGGGGTATCATGTGTACTGCTGCAGGGCCCGATATTGTGTTTACTGGTAGTGATGGATTCAGATATATAGATGATACGGTACTCATAATATAGGGGCCCGCGTCTATCTCTAGCTCTATATACTCGTCTGGTATTGGTACCTCTAAGCGAGGGGGCGATTCTATATAGCGTAGTGTCCAGGGCACAGTTGAATTGAAGCGGATAGTCGTTACAGTTGTATTCTGCGGAGTCTCTAGCTGTACCTCTTGGTCTAGACTATTGTCTCGAGAGAATGCAGTGTAGATTATAATAGTACTGGAGCTACCTGACCGTAGTATGTACGCGCTTATACTACTCTCCTCCTTAGTAGAGAGGATGGCTCTCTGCAGTGGTTCTAGACCCCAGCTATCTAATTCTGAGCGCATTATAAAATTACCCCTACTATCTATCATGTCGTAGGGAGCGGGCACTCTAACAGAATGTATATCCTTATTGAGAACTACGACGGGGTAATCAGTACTACTGAGTAATTGTATTATCCACCAATCTAGTAGTGGCAGAGCGCCTAATAGTGCGGGGGCCCGTGTTCTAATTAATGACTCGAGGTTAATCACAGTGAATAATGGGTTTAGACAGCGACGCTTTAGTAGTATGCCCCTCACTATGTGGTCAATAGCAGGCACCGCGCATGTACTTGACTGGTATGGGAATGAATGGCACTAACAGTCGAGGAGGCCATAGAAATATACCCTGCTGGCCCCTCTACTAGGCCGCAGCTACAAGGGTCATGTCTGCTCGTTGAGCAGTAAATTGATAGTGTAATTGTATACTGCAGGTGGTGCTACCGAGAGTGGTGCGCTAACTACGGTCTCTATGTGCACTACAGTGCCCACGTTACTGCCGCGGTTATTACCATTAGCTGGACTGGCACCAGTTAGGTTAGCCCCCCGTACTACCAGTGCATGAGTGAAGGGCCCTATCGTCCCCCCTGATGGCGTGAATGTGGCAGTACTAACCAGACTAGCAGTGGGTGCTGTACGCGTTGGGATAGTGATGATTGGGGTAGTGACAATAAATCTACTATAACTACTAATCTCCCAGAGGGCTGCTTCAGCCATAGTGATATTCAGGCGGGCATCTATCTCATTGGGGGTTAATACATTACCGATACCTAATTGGGGTCGATTGATTAGAATGACTACTAGATTAGTGTTAATCTGAGATAGTAGGAAGGAGTATAGTGCTCTTGTGTACATGTTAAGGTAGTGTTATGTTAAGACGGCTTTCTACAGCGCCGTCGATGATTCTATACACTATATCATCATCGAGGGGGTCATATAGCTCTATATCATAGAACCACGTCTGACGCGGTGCTGTAGTAGGTATCTGCCTAGTACGTGTGGCACCTAGATAGGGTTTAATACGTGTGTAGATCACTCCATCTCTATCTACTGTAATCAGGGGCTCAAACTCAAAGTTAGCGAATAACTCACCATCCTCCTCATCTCGTATCTGACCCCGGCACTGCATTGCTGTTAGATCTCCCTGACGTAGTATAGTCAGTAGATCCCAGAGGGCCCCCCGTATAATAGCTCTATCCTTAACTAGATCTAGCTTAGTTACCATAATCTCAATATTGCTGTTACTGTCTGCTGTATAACTACGCCCTGTACAATTCTATGACTGAGGCGCACCCTATCAATTAACCACTGCTGTTTGTATAAAATACTATCTAATAATGGGGGGCTATCTAGTAGGAATAATTCCTGAGTCTGGGCTCTATATTGATATAGCGTCGTCTCCTCACCATAATTAATAGTGGACCAGCCCGTATACGTTCCTATCCAGGGTTTCTCTAATCTAGTGGGTAACTCACCTACTAGATTAGGTAGTGTACGCGTCATCTGCTCTACGCTTGGTGGACCAAGGGGATCTAGTAGATTAGTAGGTCTTAACTTACTCCACTGGAGAGTATCAGGCGGGGCTATATCACCTGATACGTGCTGATATTCATAGTAAGGCCATATCACTCGCCCAGTCCATACCCAGCCGGGTAATAGGGGGTGTATGCCTTGACTACTTAACAACACCACCTTACCATTGAATATAGGTACCAGATCATCCGCTGAGGGATAACGTAGTGTATAACCATCATCTACCATTGGTATATATGGCAGGAGATGCTGTACTAAATCTACTGGTAAGTAGATATATCGCCTATTGGGCCAGCTCTGGCCATCTATTCTTACAAATACGGCTATCTCCTGCCAGCCGCGACGGCCCCATAAATCACCGCCCAGCCACTGAATTCCTACCCATGTGTAACTCTCTACCTCTTCGACTAGTGCATCTAGGCCCTTATACTCAAATAGACCTGCCTGCGGCTGATAAGGCCGCGCAGGGTTGAGCCGCCGCTGTTCTGCTACTAGTTCTTGCCATGGTTTAATAGTACTCAATTCGGCCAATCTCCTCTTTAGCTACTAGGTAATTATCATTCTCGTATGTAGCAAGAATGAATATATTACTCCATTCTCTTATAGATAAGAAGAATATGGGCTTATAGTCACCTTCCCTATATATTACGCCTATCGATGATTGTATAGGCACAGTACGGGCCTGTGGAGTAGACCTGCCCGGCTGTATAAGTGTATTAACTGATAGACCAGAGAACATAGTAGCCGTCAGTAACCTTACATCTCTTACACTGACCCACCAGCTCTCTGGACCATTTGCTAATATTATGCAACCGTTCTGCAAATACATGGCGCGGCTGCTTATACGAGTACTATCTATTAGATACGCATCGTATAACTCTGCTCCTATAGTCTCATTTATTGTGTAGTTTCGTATAAACCTAGTAGCAGCGCGGAGTAGACCTAGGTCAGGAACTATAGGCCCTCGCGGCGGCCGGGTATTAAACCACGTCTTATTGCTTTGTCTCACACTCTCTACTGTCTCTATTGGCATCGTTACAATTATATCCCCTAGTCTACCTACTATCTGACGGCCCCGACTAGTATAGACTTTATCTGCTTCTATCGTTGTGGCGTCTCCTATTCTATCTATGTAGAAGCGTCCCGAGCCTAGAGATTCTAACCATACCTCCAGGTCTATTATACTATCACTCCATCGAGATGGAACTCCAGTAGTAATCTGAAGTATTTCATTGACTGCAATTCTTACGTCTCCTACTGCTGTTTCTAATATGAGGTCATTATCAATTAATCTGACTGCCTCTACTACGATAATATCTATGTATGTGACTAGCGCAGTACGGCGTATGAGCTGTACCTCTGGCGCTATACCCTGTTCTAGGTACTCTATCACAGCCGCCTCTGCGTCAGCAGCCCAGCTAAACGGACGCGTTAGTGTCTGCGCCACCGGGGCGTTATAGGTCGGCGTGCCATCTGGCCTAGTATAGATAGTATTATTGCCTTGTATTATAGTCAGTACATCTCGTAGGTTAGAACGGGCGGGCCCCACTGTCACTATCTTATCAGTAATAGATAGCGTACCCGTCACCTGAGACTCTACCTTACCTACTAGATATCTCATAGTTACAGACTGACCTATGTATATCAGTAATCTCATTAGACCCTCCCTTATTTCAGAATTTTTATATAATTACGTACAGCAGCAGCAAATGGATCTTTGTTAAAATCTATCGCAAAGGCTACGTCAACAAGAGCGAGTATCTGATTATTAGATAGCGTATCAGGATCTATGTCGGGATTAGCATTTAATATTGCTTGTGCCTGATTCTTTGCTATTTGTATTATTTGTACAGACGGAATAGAATCGTTAATAGTAGCCCGACCAGTTGTAGTATCTGGGGCCTGTCCTACTACTTGATTAGTAGGTGTACCCGGCTCATTAGGTAATTGCATATCCTGTATATCATCTGTATTAGCTACTCTAGGTATTACTGGAGACCCAGGATTATTTTGCTTGACTAAGTTTACTATCTCGTTTACTTGATCAGTATTATATATTGCCTGATTACCCTCTAGATAGTCCATTACTTCATTTTTAAGTACTGCATCCGGAAGATTCCCCACATCAGGTATGAGTGCAGCTATGTCGTTAGCAACTGCTTCTTTTGATATGACGCCCCCTCCCGTAATAGAGATAACCTTATTAGCTGGAGAGGCCGGCGCAGATACAGGTGCAGCACCTGTATTAGTTTGTATATTGCCAGGTGATTCTACTGGTGTAGCTGGCGCGGTTAATGTATTCGTAGGTATAGGTACTATAGAATCAGTAGTACTGAACGTATGGTCTACAATAACAATGGGCTCACCATCAATAGAGCCTGCAGCAGGACCTAAGGTAGTAGGGGTACCGTCAGGATTAAGTGGAGGAGGAAGCACCTCTTCTGGAGGTCTTACTGAAGTAACTCTTATATTACCAGTTAATCGTCTATCTAATACCTCGTTAAGTACTCTGAGGGCCCCCTCTTTATCAGAGATATTTTTAAGAGCCTCGAGCTTCTGGGCCTGAGTGGCGTCTGGGGAGAGAGTATTGGCAATCTCTATAATGTTATTGTATACACCCTCCTCAGTTATAGCTCTGGGATACTTCTCATTATATTCACTGAGTACCCGATTCTTTAAACTAGTCACAACCTCGTCAGATATGCCGGGCCTAGCCTCGTCATATATACCGGGCCTAGCATTCCTAATATAATTAATTAATTCATCTGGGCCCATATCTTGTGGGTTATAACCTTCTTTGTATAGGGCAGTGGCCAACGAAGCAGGATCATCTTCTACTGGAAAATCAACATTATTACGTATAATTTGTCTAGCACGGAGTACTTCTCCAGGATTAGCATCTGAATAATTCTCAGCTATCCATCTAGACGCATCATCTATAGATATATTCTCATTACGCATTTGGATAGCTATGTCGCCGCTTTCTCGACTTACCTTATCTATATTAGGAATATCACTTCTTGTTAAAGTTGATCGTGTAGCGTTAGTAACTGCATCATCAACAATATTATTAGTCTGAGAAGTGGCAGTAGTAACGCGGCCAGTCGACTGGCTTGCGTCGTCGACTGCATTAGTTACATTACTAGCTGGGCCTAGGCCAGGAGTTATAAACCTAGTGAACCTGGCTGCGACGTTACTGCTACTGAGATAATTCGATGGGGGTCGTAGTATAGCAGGAGTGGGACTCAGTGCAAAGTTTACTGCGCTATTCTTAGCCCTATTAGCAGTAGAGAAAATGGCCCTACGAACACCTTGAGTGGACTGAGCCAAGCTACTAGTTATCTTAGCTGCTGGCCCAGTTCTTAATATACCAGTCTTTGATACAACCCTACCCGCGAGTTTTACTGGGGCAGATGCAACCTTAGCCCCAACACCAACTACTTTGCCTAGCGATGCGGCTCCTACCTTAGTAGGAGCCAGTATAGTTACTGCGTCTATGGCCGCCTCGACAGGCGTGTATTGTCTGTTATCTCCATTAACAACTGTATTAATGAGATTACCTGCAGCAGCACCGCAACCTGCGGCCGCCGCTGCTGTTAATACTCCTCCTACAATGGTAACAGCCGCAGGTATGGAGCCCACAGCTACGGTACAGGCCGTCACTGTAGCTGCAATACCTGCTCCAGTGCGTATAAGTCTATTACTATTCCAGCCCCCTATTCTCTCATTCTTGAGCTTATCTATTTCCTCTTCATTAGTTTCTTCATATAACTGCCCTCCTGGAGTGAAGACGTAGTATCTACACTTACCGTCGTTATCACATACTTCATTTACGCGAAGGGCCCGACCGCTGGGGTCAGGATCTCCACTCTCCCACTCAGATATCGTTTTGCCACTGTCTGGCCGCTTAGCCATCTCAATGTCATTAATTATAGTGCTGATGCTCTCAACTGCGCTAGTCTGTTCTTCTACTGCGGCCTGGCTTAGTCTCAAGGAGAGACTGGCGGGTATGTGCTCTATCTTAGTTATCTCACACTTATCCTCCGTTAGAGAGCGCGTCTCGAACTGTAGCGTATAGTATGTTCTATCGCTACGCGCATGTGCTACCTCGAGTAGCGATAGGTGCCCGCGGAAGCGGGGATTACCTGTCTTAGCTGAACGTATCACCCCCTCCTTTACGTCGAAGGCTTGGTAGCGTGCCATGTTAATCTCTACGTCTAGATCAGCTCCGCTTAGGTATGCGTGCTCGTAGAAGCTCTGCATAGCGCCATAAGTATCTAGCTTAGCCATAAGAGTCCCGACCTTATCCTTACCAGTAGCATGAGATAGATAGGTAGCCGGGCTCGGTTTATCGCCATCCACTCCAGTGAACATCCCTACTACAGTTATCATCACACTATCTATCCCCATGTGCTGGTAGATAGGTGTGCTGCCTGGTACCCGCAACTTAGCGATATTAGCCTTAACTCGTATGTGTAGCCCTGGCAGTGCGTTGGGTACATCCTTACTCGCTGTCATAGGTATGACTGAGTCCATAGCCGGCAATAGACTGAAGAAATAATTCTTATTAGTGTCTACTTGTGTAACCCTCATACCCCAGTCCGCCGCAGGTGGATACGTTATAGTCGGCTCCTGCTTAGTTGTTAATTTGCTGGCATCCCCCTTAGAAGTATCTACTCCACTACCTGTAGGTATAGCCGTATCATCCGGAGTGTTAAATCTTGCTATATACTCTCTGGCCTTCCTCTTTGCTTCCTCGCTAGGGCTATCCTGAGTAGGGACATTTCTAAGGAACGCTATAGCTTTTGTTCTAGCCTCATTATCTAATTGGTCATTGTCTAGTAGTTCTATAATGGTACCTATCTCGTCATCTCTGACAGGAATAGCTAGAAGGTAATTAATTGACTTGTTAGTAGAACCTGGTACGTTATCATTTAACCCCAGCTTAGTGCCAACTGTTGTGCTAGGTGCGGCGGCCCTTACTCGTGAGGGAGTATCACCAATAATCGCCTGCATCTCTTGAATATTAGGGTTATTAGCAGAGCTCCCAATTATTTCTCTTACTTCCTCTACTACGCGGGTTTTTAAGGGGCCACCTGCTCTCGATAATAATTGAGATAGAAGATCTATATAAGGAGCACTACGACTACTAGGTATAGCTCTTAATCTAAAAATAACATCATTAACAGATAGTGCCGTTAGATTATCCTCTTGATCTAATAATTCAAAGTACGCTTCTCTAACGGGATGACCCAATGGTATATTGCTAGTTAAAGATAAGGTATCACTCACGCAGGCTCTCCGCTATTACTAAGAATTGGGCTATGGTGTGGTCAGATAGATAAGAGGGTATATGAATATACTGCCCGCGGTAATACAACTCTCTATACGTATTAGTCATACCTGCCGTTAGGAGGCCTAGTGGTAGCGTTGTTAGGTAATCGAGCTCCTCATCTGTAAAGTCAGCTATAGGGAGGCCTTGTAATAATAGGGCCAGTCTATTATCGTAGCCCCGCGCTGCCAGCTGTGATACAGTACGACGATATAGTGACCCTATGATGAGGGGCACAGCGTGATTAACTGGTATACGCGCTACTATACTCTCTAATATGTCAGACACTGCAGGCTCGAGACATAGGGTAATCTAGTTATGGCGCCGCTTACAATTATTTGTAATCTAATGCGTATGCGATTTCTAGCCAATGGTACATCATTATCACCCTGACGCACTAATACAGTGGGAGTGAGACCGGACAATGTAGTCTCATTCTCAATGAGGGGTATATTACCATCTACCAGTGTAGAGGTGGGAGTAGGCATTTCAGTCCAGGTCTGGCCCCCATTGGAGCTGGCACTGGCTACTACACGACTACCCTGCGGTAGGAAGGCGCGGTATATAACCTTGACGTTAGTGTAATCACGCGTAGGATAATCTATGCTGATCCAGGTAGCTCTAGAACGAGCCCGCCCTATAATCAGCATACTCCTGTTGAGGTAGACTATGGGTGTCGTACCTGTAGTAAAGAGTACTAGCCTCATCTCTAGATTATCTGGCAGCTCCGTAGCTCGCTCGGGTAAGGGCACTAGCTCCTGCCCTTCCCTATAGAAGGTAGAGAATGAGCCCCCCTGACCTAGGTTATAACTCCAGAGGCTATTGAGCTGTGTTAGGTCTACCTGAGTATCCGCCTCAGGCGCTGGGCTATAGGTGAAATCTATATAGCCTGTCGAACCTAGACTCCCTCCTATTAGCTGGTATGTTAGATCACTATTGGTCTGTGGCTGCCAGTTACTACCACTGCGTGTCAGGAGGTAGCCGGGTATGTCGGGCCCTTCTTGGTTTCGTGATATAGCAGGTTGTGCGTTTGTATTGATGTACATAGAGCCCGGGCTAGTAGCACTAATGACCACACAGTAACTACCTGCCACTAGATTGATGGGCGGGTCGAAGGTCAACTCTACTGGTGTATCAGGGCTACCGCTCGTTATCTGCAGGCGGACCCGTCCTAGCTCCCTCTCCTCTGGTATATTATTGGGTGCTGCTACTAGACTCACCCAAGCGCTTATGGCCCCCGCAGGATATACGCGTATACCCGTTATAGTATTGGCTGTTGATAGAGTAAACAGCTGTGCCATACCCTCCCTGACCTGTACTACAGCTGGTGCAGGGGCTCCAGTGGAACCAAACTCCAGACACTGCCCTATTGTCCATCCACTTCCTGTTGCTGTTATAGATAGTGCTGCGCTACTAGAAGGGACTGCTATATTTGCTACTAGTATGCCGCTGACATCAGCCCTATAGCGTCCGTCTTCTATAGAGCCACGGGTTACTGTAGCCTGGGGAGTCCGTCCGTCTATCTGTAATACTATACCACTCTCTAGAGATAGCAGACCCTGTATAGTGATTGTGACCTGCACTGCCTCGGTGGCTATAGTGAGACGCCCTACCTGGTACTCGATGCGCCTTGCATCGGGTGCTACTACTGGTGGGTTGAGCGTCATACGCACGTCTCGTGTCTGGGCTGCTAGTACCAGACTGCCTGTAGCGCGTCGTTGATCAATTATGAGACCAGGGGCAGGCCGCAGATACGCCGTCTGTAGGCTCCCTCCAGACTCCGTTATGGTTACATTACTACTACTGCTTATAGTTAGGTTATCGGGCCTGATCGTGTTATACGAGGTAGGTAGTGTCATGTAACCTGTCATAGCACAATCAAAGCCAGGAGCTGTGATGTCAGTCCCCAGTGTATTCTGGAAGGATTCTACAAAGCCGCTCTCTAGAATACGCGGGGCCCCCGAGTAGAAGTTAAGTCGTTCTAAGGCTATATCTATAGCCTCCTCTCGTAGTGTGTTCAACTTAATCTGTAGATCTCGCAGTAGGCCGGGCTCTACCCATCTATTATCGCTGGCTATTAATTCACTATCGCGTATACGTGCTAGCGTGAGGGGCCCCGTACCTATTCTCACCTCACCCTTTTTATCTATGACGATCTCACCACTAACCACCATGGGCAGATAGACAGGCTCGTATAGATCCACTATCTTACCATCTATGAAGGCCCGGCCGGGCTGGACGGCCAGACGTTGAATAGGTTGGTTCTGTGTTAGGTCTATCTCTAGTGCATTATCGAAGCGCAGGCCCAGTACCTCTAGGCCTCGCTGGATGTAGTTGCCGTATACCTCTTTGTCTACTAACTCTATGGCCTCCTCGAGTGACGCTACTTTACTGCGCGGGGCCCGACTGAATCGCTTATCATCATATATGAATATCTGGCCCCCCGATATCTGCAGGAATGGGTAACCGTCCTGCCCTATTACTGGTTCAGGGAATAGGGTACTGCGCCCATCATAATCTATCCGGTATATGCGGAGTGTAACGTTGGCGTTACCGGTTATAGTTAGCTGAGCTGGATTGATGCGATACCAACCCTCCTCCTCTATATATATCAGACCACCTCGTATTGTTAGACTGGGGGGCGCCCATATTATATCTACCTCTGCTAGGTAATAGACATCATATAGACTGCGGCTCATCTCCTCCACATGCATGTGGAGGAGATCCTGCATCTCTATGAGCTCTCGTGCCTGTAGGGGGCGGCCATCCGTGAATAGTAGCTTAGTTCGTTCCATATACCACTACCTCCATTATAGATGGCACGTCTGTTGTCGAAATTCCAAATGCGTCTATAGACCACTTCAGCTCTCCACTACGCGGGCCGGGAGATACATACACATAAGTTAGGCGAGATAGTCCTAGTCCTGCATCTAGCGTGACTGTGGTTGGGTTGCTTAGGGTGTGCCAGCCCCCCGTGCTGAACTGTATCCTTACCTGTAGCGTACTCGATGGCGGCATTAGTGCTGTTATGGCTATTGTAAATCTCGTACTCGTCTGCAGGATAGGCTGCCAGTTAGATATATGCTGCGTGGGTGACAGGTTACGATAGAGGGATACTGTCCCTATTTCTATGATGGGAGCTAGGGCTGCCGTACCTCTGGATACTGCACGTAGGAGGAGTATAGACTCTACTCTATCTAGACATACAGGCGTATTGGGCGCTATGGATGTCCAGTTAGGATTCACGCCCGTCTTGTACTGATAATCTATTGTGCAGCCTGCTGGTACTATGTCTCGTACATTGAGGGCGAAGGCCGTCATACTGGAAGAGTAGCTACCTAGGTCTATACTAATCGGAGTCGTCGGGAATACAGCGCGGTAGAGCCGCATACTGATATCTTCTCTCTCGTGATTAGAGACGATAGTACCATCACTGGACCAGAGGTTACCATTTATGCCTAGCTGCTGTCCTATTAGTAGCCCCGCATCTAGTATATCGGCCTCTCCTATCTCACTAGTGAATACGCTCCAGTCTCCCTCTGTACTGCGGAAGCCTAGTGTATAATACTGATCCTCCTTGAGATAGATGGGAGTAGGGAATACGTATTTAGTCCAGAGCCGCCCCTGTATGTCAGGCAATACGGCTCCATTGACAAGGGCCTCCCCTAGTAGTATCTGCCCTGGTGTAGTAGCTGTGCCATCCCGCAATGATATAACTAGGGCCCCTGATGCCGGTGCCGATGCTATTTTTATATCAAGGCCGCTCAGGTACATATCAGAAGGAGCCTGAAATGTCTGCATCAGTGGGTCGAAGCCTACCCTCGACATCAGGGGTAGGGGCTGAGTATCTATTGAGGATGATGGTAGACCCCAGGAGGCCGCCCCGCCTAGCGCTACGTGGGTTAGGTTATTATTGAATATCGATAGTGTATTACTCACACTCAGTGTATCAGATTGTAGCACTACAGTATGGACACCGGGGGGTAGTGCAGGTAGGAATAGCTCGACCTCGAGTATGCCATTAGAGCGGGGCCGGAACGCGAATGGTAGGGTACCCGATATTGGAGTGTTATTAATTGATACTGCAGTAGTCATGATAGTGTTAGCTATCAGTAGTTGATAGCTGCCCTGGGGGAGCCCCTCTCCTCGTATAGTGTATCGTATGTTCTGGGCCCGCGCCTTATCTATCTCCTCGCTCCCCATTAGATTAGCGCCTATAGCTGGTATAGCCTCACCTGCTGATATAGCCTCTCGTACACGACGAGATAGCCGCGTGAACTCTGCTCTATTTCCCTCATTGATAAATCTATAGAGGGGATTACTAGTGGAGCTGAATAGAGTGGCTCCTCTGACGGCCAGCTCGTCGCAGGGGTTAATCCGCCCTAGATCGCGATTAGCCATGATGACTCTACGGCAGAATAACCGCGGGGCTGTAGTCTGCTGTATACTCCTTTCCTTCGTCAGCTTAGTTTGCTCAAGGAATATACTCTCTGTATATGTAGGTACTACAATGTAGGGGTCTCCTGCGTTATTAGGTCTAGCCGAAGGGGCCGTTGCTCTGACATCACTATATACTCTATTGGATGTCAGACTATTAGTTAGAGGCGAGAGCATACCTGTGCTCTCCGTTAGATTAATGCCGTTACTATTCACTAGGGCATCGATAGATGTAAAGTTGGGTACGGCCCCTGTATTAGTGAAAGCCAGCCCCTCTGCTCGAGTTGTGAGTCGTAGTCTATCTATATCATCTGATAGCGATGATACGGCGCTGGCTAGCTGCCGTATACTATCGTAATTGATAGGGCGACAGTCGATAGGCTCAATGATAGCGCTATTATTACTTATAAGCACACGTGCTAGTGGTAATACTGAACCACTAATGGCAGGAGGCTGTGGATTAACTCCTACCTCACCATATATGACAGCGGGCTGCCCCTCCTTATCTAACGTCACTATAGCTATGCGGCTGAGGAAATAGCTATAGTCTACCTGGAATGTGGTATTAGGTGCGGGGTTCCGTGTACCAGTAAATACTATAGTGTCAGTAGCCGTCAGGAGATTGAAATCTACTCCTAGTGTTAATTGACTGGAGTATGTATACGTCACAAAGTAGGTAGTGCCAGGTGCCGGCTCTAGAGCTCCTGTGCCATTAGGAGTCCACTCCAGTCTACCACCATCGAGAACCTGGAAGTCCCGGCCCTCTGCGTAGTTAATAGAGCCCTGGAATACACGTTTCACACTAGATACAGTATCTCGCCCTAGGTAGTCATTAGTGCCAGGTGTAGGCCCGCGCACTATGGCAGCCGTATTCTCCTGGAGCGTAGCTACTAGTCGCGTTACCTCCTTGACGGGTCGGCGAGTTAACTTAAACTCATTAGTATTGGCTGCACCTCCAATGGGGCCACTGGGCACGTCGACGCGTAGTATACTACTGGGGGCCCCTCCCGTGATAGTGATACCTATGGTAATATTCACTAGGTTAGACGTGGTACCTATGCCTATGGACTCCATGACGAGTGTCAGTCCATTACGGCGGAAGGCTATGGCATCTCGAAGTAGATTACGGGCCGCATCCGTAGTAATGTTGGTGCCGGTAATGGTACTATTATTATCAGTACCAGAAGCTATGCGAGCTATTATGTAGTCTATGAAGGTTTCTACTGAGGTGGCTGCTGAAGTATTGGCCGTTACGGTTATAGTCGAGTTATTGATAGGGGCAAAGCTTATGCTTACTTGGGTACCCTGTGTTACTACATTAGCCCATGTGGAGGTACCCTGCAGCGATATAGTGCGGTTGGCTATAGCAGTTATACCTGCATAAGTAAATGTAGCCGCCGTTACTACCTGACTATCTGTGGTACGCTGTAGTGCTAGGTTTATTGGTGTATCAATAACTACTCTACGCCCCACAACGTAGGCTACTCCAGGTGCCAGTGACATACCAAGTGAGGACTCTGATCTACGTCGGGCCTCCTCTAATTCCGCTAGCCCGCTCCGTGCTGCCGTCTGTCTCTCTCTGTAGGTAGCCTCTAGTGTAGCTACCAGGGCCTCTTCTTCCACTACGCGTGTCTCAAGATCAGCGAGTATAGTCAGGTTAGCGGGTGTGGGGCTGACACTACTTATATCCCGTGCGTCATCTAGTCGCAGTAGTAATCCATCTAGTCTACTCTTACTCTCTAGGTATAGACTACGTGACTCAGTAGCCCGCGCCTCTAGTGTAGAGTAATTTTCATTGAGCGCTACTAGACTAGTATCAGCTAGAGTGCGCGGGCGGTCCAGGAGCGCTAGGTTCAGCCCGCGCACGCAGAAGTTACCGTGTCTCTCAAATACTCTCTCTGCTAGTGTCTCCTCGATACCACCAGGTAGGTCCCTTGCTCTATTAATAGGTATTCCATTGCGTATAGAGTAGAGGGGATACCCTCGCCCCGTAAGGACTATACTACTATTAACTACTAATCGAGATGCACCCCGGGGTCCATATTGATTGCCGGCTCGCATACTCTCATCCTCGAGTACGGTAGTAGTGACCTCGAGATAAAATGTAGTCTCTCCTTCTCGTGATACCTGAAAGCGCGCGGGCTCAGTCTTGACTACTACACCCGCAGCATATACGCGGCCCTCAGTTATAAGGATATCCATAGTCGTACCGTCATCACCTACGACGACTAATTCTACACCCGAGAGTATAGTACCATCTCTATAGAGTGTATCCATACCCGTCTGGAACTGGCCCTGCACTATTGATTGCATCTCTAGGAGGTCCTGTGCCACTAAGGGTTGGCCGTCCTCTGGTAGTACCTTCACCCAATTACTATCAGGGGTATAATTCTCGGGGTATTCTGCTCTTTGTAATATGGACATCGATTAAATAGGTAATATGAATTTAACGCGTGTGCGGTCAGTGGGGGTTGCGTGAGTCACGGGAGTGAATAGGAGAACCATCTGCGCAGGGCCCGTGTCGACCCATTCGCCGGGTAGCCAGAAGTCAGCATTAGTATTCGTGCCTGTTTGTAATACTACATCAGTTAGCAGTGATGCAGAGCGAAAGGCCTCAGGTACCTGCTCACCGGATACTATTGCCTCTACGTATAACGCCTGGGGTAACAAGCCTAGGAGTGATGTAAGGTCGGCCTTATCATTAAGTATTATGTTCCAGCGCTGGTCCCCCTGTATAATATCGCCGCCGCTCTCTACTCTATAGGCCAGTGATACTCGGTGAGGGCGCAGTATAACCTGTGTGCTCAGGAATGCAGGGTCCTGCGGTATAGGTCTATCGGGCGGCTCATCTATATCTAGTGGGTTATCGGGGGCCCATGTCGTATAGCGGCCTATTCCCACACGTAAGGACAGTGTGTCTCTCATCTGTATCAGACGATATACCCGCCCTTCTGGTGTAGTCTTACTTATGATGGTAGTACTCATTATCTCACTATGGCGTCTTCTATTATGGCATTGACTATCTCGCGACTGGTTATACCAGCACTAATCAATGAGTTCTGACGAGGCCCGTCGTATGCTGTAGCCCCTATTCCCGTTATATATACATTCTTTATTAGACGAAAGCCGGGCTTAACTAGTGGAAATCTAACTAACATTGGATCAGCAGGATAATTCATTGGCCACGATGGGTAGAAGCCAGTCGCTAATACAATAGAATCCACATCTGGTATCTCTTTACTATTAGTTATGCGGGGCATCTCCTTGTAATTATACTGGGCTAGCTCATTGGCTATATAGGGTGTGATGCTAGGCCCCCAACCCTTAACACGAGATAGGTACTCAGCACGTTTATTTAATGGGAGGGTTCTATAGTATCCGCCCAGCGCTGTTTTATTATACCAGTGCGCGTAGGATGGGGCAGGGTAATTATCTATACGGTACCCCCCGTGACTCCAGGTAACTTCATTGTTCTGCGCTAGGTGCGTTACTGCCTCTGCCGCGCCCTGACCGCTACCTAGTACTAGGAGGCGCTTATTACGTACCGGGTACTTCAGGTAGTGACTGAGCGCATGAGTATCGTAACCCGCTGTCCAATCAGGTACACGCTGCTCTCGTTGTCCTGTAGCTATAACCAGGGGACCCTCCTCCAGGAAGCCTATCTCTAGACCCATGCTCAGTGCTCGTTGTAAGGCCCTCTGTAAGTAGCCCTCGAATACATCCCTGTTGCATCGTTCCTGCACTGCCTCTATCTCACGCTGGCTCCCCAGTATACGGTCTCGTTGTAGGTAGTGACAGAGGCTGTACTCAGCGTCCTCTATATTAGTACATAGGTCGAAGGAGATAGGACTCCTCATCTGTAGATTGGGTACTACTTCATCTTTACCCCAGCTGCTCAGGGGCTCTGGGTCCCATGCGCGTACAGTTAGACCTCGACTGAGTGCTTCTAACGCTACTGATAGGCCGCGCGGGCCTAGTCCCATTATATTTACAATCACGAATTATAATCCCCGTTATATGCCGTACGCTGGCGCAGTGAGTTAACCATACCGTCTGATCTATTGTACCTAGTGACAGCGCAGTATCGCTAGTATTTTACCAATCTGTAGTAATCCACTGTTGGTTTAGGTTATCGGGCCATTCTTGTTCTGTCGAGTACCAATCTACACCATTCCATATAAACTCTGCCTGTATACTCGTGCTATTACCCAGCGTCAGTACGGTAGTGCTAGTATTGGGATTCTTAACTAGAATATTAAACGCGGGTGCCAGATTCAGTATACGGAAGCGCGTACCCACCGTAGGGTTAAGCGGTAATAATACATCTCTGTTCGTACCACCAGGGTCTAGGTGTTGTGTACCAGCACTGGATAGTGTGAGAGTCAGCGCACCAGTGAGAGTCTGTCTATTCAGTGATACCTGATTACTAAGGTTAGTCGCATTCCATTTACTGGTAGTGGCATTCCACGTCAACACCTGGCCCTGCGCAGGGCTAGTGATAGCTACATCAGATAGACTTGCTAGTAGAGTGCCGCCTTCACTATTAACTGCACCCCAGCGCAAACCAGTGGCTGTAGTGCTATCGGCCAGTAGTACCTGGCCGTTGCTGCCTACGGGGAGCCGACTTAATGCTGTGGCTCCCCGTACCAGTAGATCCCCCTTATCTACTATGGGTAGAGTACTGGGGGCCTGTTCAGAGCGCACCCATCTATTAATAGTGTTATCCCAGACTATAGTGTCCCCATCTTCTAGATCAATACTACTTATACTCACGTCTGATAGTCTAGTCAGAGGGAGAGATTCATTGGCCCAGTCAGTGCCATTATATCGTAGTACTTGCCCTGCGCTAGGAGTTGTTATGTCTAGTGGTAAGAGAGGAGTAAGTGCAACGGCCTCCCATTCACTGCCCGTCCAGGTTAACACATCATTATCATTGGGATCTGGTGTATTAACATCAGTAATGTTATTAAGTGATAGAGGGGCCTGCCACCGTAGCCCCGTCGTCGTTGCGGAGTCAGCTACTAAGAAGGCGCCATTAGCCCCTATGGGTAGACGGGCATCAGTAGTACTATATGTATGTAGATCACCTTTAGTAGTAAGAGGACTAGTGAAAGTAGAATCATCATCGGTATCTGGTGTGATAGGAACCCAGTTACTAGTTGCGCTATTCCACGCTAGGTACTGCCCATTAGTAGCTGCTGTATCGCTGACATTCAGTAGATCAGATAATTTCGCCAGCCCGATACGCGCATCTACTCGAGCGCTTGTATGATAGAGGTTAGCCCCCTCAGGTAGATCAGTAGTATTGGCTGGACCCGCCCCTTCTGGCACCAGAGTAGTAGGTATCCAGTTACCACTCTGATATGTTAGAACCTGACCATTAGTTACGCCTATAGTATTAACATCATTGAGGTCATTGAGCAGGGCTCTATCTAACCGTAGCCACTCAGTACCATTAGAATAATAGGCACCCCCCGCACCATTGACTGCAGCAAACATACCTCGGTAGGTATTAGCTGGCGGTAGACCACCTATATTAGCTATATTGGTGCTCCACCTAATAGTGCCTGTAGTGTGGATGTTATTATCACCATCTATTAGATTATTGAGCGCAGTCTGTGTGTTATTTACATCATCTAAATTATTGAGCGCCAGTAAATCACCCCCACCAGATGCTGTAGCATTAACCCAGTTAGTACCATTCCATGTTAGGCCCTGCCCTATAACAGGAGTAGTTATAGTCACATCACTCAGCGTATTAATACCAGTGCTGTTTATATGCGTTCGTACCCAGGCAGTAGTGGCTAACCGCGTGTTATTGTCGCCACTAGGAGGTGTGGGAGCAGTGGGGGCCCCGGTTAGTGCTGCATTATTGATAGGGGCCCGCGTTGTCAGGCCGGGTACGGTAGGCGCTGTTGCTGTACCACCTAAGTCGCCGGTTAGCCTGATAGTACCCAGTACGCTGGCTGTAGCGGGCCCAGGTAATAGGGTACTCAGATTAATGCGGTATGGTGTTACTATTCCATTACGAATTAGTACTATTACCATTGAGTCTCCAGTTATTGTGCTGGGGAGTAATGGTAATGCTAGTGCATTATCTTGAATAGACATATAATTTGCGCTGTAGTGTAAGGGTTAAATATTGCACATATTGAGAGTCATACTAAACACCTCTGGACTCTAACTTGTGGGATGGTTTTTTTCTCCTGCACTATATATTCTAATATTAGGGTAGCTTATGTTTAACCATAACCCTGGGACCTGATATGTAGCGCATACTCAACGGATTTAGTATTAACCCTCTTTATCACTTTATCGCCTCAACGCTCAATCGACACCACTACTATGACAGATCATCTCACCAATCCCTTTCTCAGTCTTCCTTACGAAAGCGCCATGCAGGACTTGGGGGACCAATACTACGATCAAGTCGCGGCCGCGGATTTTCCCAGTCATATCCTTCGTTTTCGCAATGATGCTTTATTACCTTTGGTGGGAATCCAGCCAGAATTAACTTTAGATGAGCATTTTATCGAGGCTTTTGGTAAATTTCAATCCCTGACCCCCTTTTTGGCCCTGCGTTACCACGGTTATCAATTTGGCGAGTATAATCCTTTTTTGGGAGATGGTCGCGGTTTTCTCTACGGTCAAGTTAGGGGTATTGATGGCAAATTATACGATTTTGGTACGAAAGGATCGGGACGGACTCCCTATTCCCGTCATGCTGACGGTAGGTTAACTCTCAAGGGTGGAGTTAGAGAAGTCTTAGCCGGGGAAGCTTTACGCAGTTTAGGGGTGAATACCTCTCGCTGTTTGAGTTTGGTGGAAACGGGAGAATCTCTCTGGCGCGGCGATGAACCTTCCCCGACGCGATCTTCGGTGATGATTCGAGTTAGTAATTCTCATATTCGTTTCGGGACTTTTGAGCGTTTATTTCATATTAAACGTAGTGATTTAATTAAAAGACTCCTCGATCATGTGATTATTTATTATTATCCTGAAATCGATCCCCAAGATAG